TCACGTGCGCGCGGGGGGGAATCCCCACACCATAGATGCCTAATCCTTATTATCTTTGTGAATGCGTCCTAAGTTTTACACGGGTGGCTTAACGGTACAGGATGGCCGTTTAGTTAACGATCGGATTGGCGATGGCATGACGGGCATTGGTATGGCTTGTCAGGTTTACAAAGCCAAGAAGACTGCTGAGAAAGAGGCTATGATTTCAAGGGCTATTATGTCCGCTGAGATGATGGAGTATTCTCTTGGCATGAAGAAGGAAGACTAACTTCTTACACCAAAAGAGAGAGGGGCATGTCCCCTCTTTTTTGTTTTCATCCCCTCCTAATCCCCCCCTCATAATCATCCCCATTCTCAACCTAATCCTACTCGTAAACGAGTAGGGCTTACAAAGTTTTGTAGTTTCTCATATTACTTAGTCTTTTAATATGGGCTATTTTTGTGTCGTTTATTAAAATTTAGTGTCGATTAATGTCGATTTTAGTGTCGAAAATATTAGCTTAACAATACTAAAAACGAAGAAATGTCGAAAATGTCGATTTTAAGTTCAGAATTTTGTGGAAGAAAAAATCCCACACGTTAAATAATAGAGAGAGAATAAGGGAAATTTCAATTTTGACATTTGACATACCAACCCACTTGTGGGATGGTATTTGAACATGTTTGCAATTTCATTTTGTTCTTGGTATATTTGTGACATCAAAATTTAATTTATGGAATTTAAGTCAACAGGAATGTACAGTCCCAAGGACTTGACCTTGGGGGATGAAGGCAGAGCCCGACTGATGAATGGCATCAGGAAGATGGCTTCTGCTGTGAAGAGTACTTTAGGGCCGAGTGGTAAGACGGTCTTGATTGAGGGCGCTGATGTGATTGGCGGATTGACGGTGACCAAGGATGGTGTTACTGTTGCCAACTCGATTCAGTTGTTAGACCCGATTGAGAACCTTGCGGTTCGTATGTTACGTGAGGCGAGCAGCAAGACTGCATCATCTGCGGGTGATGGTACGACGACTGCTGTTGTGTTAGCCGAGGCGTTAGTTGCTTATGGCATGGAGATTTTGGAAGCGCATCCTGCGGTGAACCGCACGGAGGTGTTGCGCAAGTTGGTGGAGATAAGCAATGAGGTGGTGGAGGATTTGAGAAGGATGGCTCGCAAGCTTCGTAAGCGTGAGCTCTTGGACGTAGCCATTATCTCAGCGAACAATGACAAGGTGATTGGCAAGACGATTGCTGACGTGTACGGTAAGGTTGGCGCTGATGGCATTGTGATGGTTGAGAACTCTCAGACTCCTGACACCTACTACGAGGTAACGAACGGATTGCGGATTGACAAGGGTTACTTGTCTCCTGTGTTTGTGACGGACATGAAGCGTGATGAGTGCGTGATGAATGACGTGTACGTATTGGTTGCTGACATGGAGATTGAGAACGTGTTGCAGATTGAGCGTGTGTTGAAGCACGTGATTGAGGCGAACAAGTCGCTGTTGATTATTGGGCCTTGTGGTCAGATGATGTTGAACACATTGGGTGCGAACAAGGTGAAGGGTCGCATTAAGGTTTGTGCTATTGACGCGCCGAGCTTTGGCTACCGTCAGAATGAGTTGATGCAGGACATTGCTTTGAGCGTTGGTGCGAAGTACTTCAGCCACCGCACGGGTGATGACTTGAGCATCATTGGCCCTGAGGACTTGGGTTATGTGAGCAAGGTGACTGTTGGTAATGACAAGACGGTGATGGTGGTGAGTGATGCCAATCGTGATGGTGAGGCAGTGGCTGAGCGCATTGAGCAGCTGCGTGGTGCTCACACTGAGGCGGTGAAAAAGGGCGATAAAGATTTTATCATGTCTCGCATTGCGATGTTATCGGGCAGCATTGGTGTTATCTTCGTTGGTGGTAACACTGACCTTGAGCAGAAGGAATTGTACGACAGGATTGACGATGCCGTATGCGCTGTTCGCTCCGCTCTTGAGGAGGGCATTGTTGCGGGCGGCGGTAGTGCATTGTACTACGAAGCCCGTAGGCTTGAAAGGAAGCTCTCTGCTGAGACTTCTCCCACCTCGGCATACACTATTGCCACCAAGATGATTATGCACGCTCTACGCTCCCCATTTTTAACCCTCGTTGACAATGCGGGTTATGAGCCATCTACTCCTGACGAGCGTGTTGGTGAGTGGGGGTATGGATGGAACATGCGTGACGGTTCGTTTGGTAACTTGTACGACATGGGTGTGATTGACCCGTTGAAGGTAACTCGCAGTGCGTTGCAGAATGCGGTGAGTGTTGCGGTGACGGTGTTGAGTACTGACGCGATTATTACATTAGCGAGAACATATGAGTCATAGGCTACACATAGAGAAGCGGGTGAGTTTGCCTCAGTTTGAGGCAGCTTGCCTTGGCGTTACCATGGATGGGGAGCGCAAGATTTATTCATGCAATGGCATTATTAAAATCCTTGAGCATGACGGATTATCGCTTGACGACGCAGTTGAGCATTTGTATCAAAAAGTAATTCAGTATTGGGAGGGAACTAATGGCTCTCCTATATTTGTTTGGGAGGACGGAGAATGAAACCAATTGGAAAATATATTGTCAGTCAGTTGATTGACGAGGAGGTGGAGACAGCCTCAGGCTTGGTGTTATCGGGAGATGACGTTGACAACCTTCGGTATCGAAAAGCAACTATTGTGAAAGTAGGCTCTGACGTGAAGAATATCACGGATGGCAGTGTCATTTACTTTGACAAGGTGCAGAGCTTTACGATGGTGATTGACGGGAATCAGTACACTATTCTTCGTGAGACTGACGTAGTTCTTGTTCTAAGCGAAGGGTCTCCCGTTTAATTTTAAATACGTACTCCCTCATGGAGTCGAAGCTTTTAGGGACTCGTTTTAGGCGTGCGGCTCTGTCGCAATCTGAGACGAGTCTTCTTCCTTCTAGCAGGCTGTAGAAGTATTGAACGACATTCTTACCCTTTTTTGAGATTTGGTATAGGGTCAAGTCAGGTTCAAAACATTTAAGCTTTTCATTTCGTTTCTTAACAACTTCGACGTATCCATTATCTCTGAGATAGGTGAGGGTTGAGGGATGGAAGTTATTCAGCTTACGCCACATGTCCATGCTCTTGTAGGAGAACACTCCTTCGGAGTAGATGAAGACGAGGCCGTCTAATAGGTGTGGCTTTTCAATATTGTATTTCACGCGAACGTACTTGCGAAATACGTTATAGTATTTGAGGTAATCTGATTTCATTTCTTTTTAGTAACTTTGTAGCAAAGTTAATTGATTGCATGCTAACGACCAAACAGATTATCGCCAAGTACGGCAAGCCTGACGATGATGGTAGTGACTATTTGGTTACGATTCAGTTGCCGTATCCTATGCGTTTGGCGTGGGACACCAAGACGGTAGTGACCAAGATGCGTTGCCATACCATTGCGGCTGATAAGTTTTTGGCGGTATTCAATGAGCTCCTTACCACTTATGGCATTGACGAGATTAAGCGTTTGGGCATTGACCTGTTTGGTGGATGCTTCTCGTTTCGTAAGATGCGTGGTGGCAATGAGTACTCGCGCCATTGTTGGGGCATTGCTATTGACCTAGACCCATCGAGGAATACGTTAAAGCAGAGCAGCAAGACGGCGCAGTTCGCAAAGCCTGAGTACAAGAAGATGATTGACATTTTCTACAAGCATGGCTTTATCAACTACGGTCGTGAGCGTAATTTTGATTTTATGCACTTTGAATTGAAGAACTAATGGCTAAGGGTAATAAGATTTGCAAGGCGGGGATTGATTGGGCGAAGCGGACGTTTGACCGTTACCCATCTGCGTATGCCAACATGGCTGCGTCGAAATATTGCAAAGACCCGAACTATGCCAAGGGTAAGAAGACTGTTAAAAAGAAGAAGTGATGGGTGAGTTGAAGAAATGGCGGGATGAGAAGTGGGTTCGTATTGGGACGGGCGGAAAGATTATGGGGGAGTGTGGTACGAGTCCGAACAAAAAGAATCCCGACCGTTGCTTACCTTTGAAGAAGGCTAAGGCGTTGTCACAGAGTGAGCGTGCTGCCACTGCTCGGCTGAAGAAGTCAAAGGGTGGTAGCGGCCGTCAGTTCGTGAGCAATACAAAAGAAGCAAAAGTAACCTCTAAATACACAAAGCGATGAAAAAAATGATGATGTCCGAAAAAGCTTCCATGAAAAAGAACGGAGCTAAACCTATGGCGAAGAAAGCTATGGCGAAGAAGGCAGTGGCAAAGAAGATGTCTAAGTCCTGCTAATGGCTGACAAGTCAAAGATGAAGTGCAATTCCCCTGTCAAGTCAGACCGACAGGGGAAGAAGCGCATGGTCAAGGCTTGCAGTGGAGGTACTGAAAAGCTAATCCACTATGGCGCAGAGGGTTATGGTAATAACTACTCACCTGCTGCGCGCAAGAGTTTCAAAGCTCGGCATAGTTGTGACACGGCTAACAACAAGTTAACTGCTAGGTATTGGTCATGCAAAGATTTATGGGGAGGTAAAGGTGGTCACACTACAGCTAACCCTAAAAATAGAAAAGGAAAGTATTGACTATCTTTGTGGTGTTATGGCGAAAGTAATAGTTACAGTCAACAAGAGTCGTGGCTTGGGTGATACCATTGCAAAGTTCACGCAAAAGACGGGCATTGATAAGATGGCTAAGAAGATGGCGCAGGCTGCAGGCTATGAGGACTGCGGTTGTGATGCTCGTCGTGATACGCTTAACAGAGTTTTTCCATACAGTAAATAATTAAAAATGGGATATCAAAAATTACAAGGGCATAGAGCTTTAAGGGTTGTTACATCAGATACGATTGACGTTCCTTCTGCTGCTACTAAGGCTGTGTCAGGAACTAATACTTCCACATCTGCTAACAACTTAGTTGACAACACTGTTGGAATTAATTTTCTTACGCTTCAGATTCGGATTGGGTCTATTGTTTACAATACAACTGATGGGAGTTGTGCGGTTGTAACTTCTGTTGCCGCCAATACTCTTGGCTTAAGTGCAAATATCTTCACAGGTACATCGAAGAATTATTCTATTTATGCAAACGCAGGGAATCCTTGTGTCTTGTATATTGGAGGAGCGGGTAACGTGAGAGTTCTTACCGAAGGTGGTGATGACGTAACATTTAATGGAGCGCTTGCGGGTTCTTACTTCCCAATTCAGGTTTATAGGGTATTTGCATCAGGCACTACAGCTACGAACATTATAGCCATTTGGTAATATGTTAAACCTAGCAATTGGTATAACAATTAAGGGGTCTCCTGCGGGTGGCCCAACGCCGACAGGGCCTGTAGGGCCTGTTGTTGACAACCCATTGGTTACTCAGAATGGCGTTGACTTTATTGTTACTGAATTGGATGACCAAATAATCGCAGAATCATAATGGCAAATGTAAAATTTTCTCAGTTCACATCTGATACCCCTGATGCAAATTCATTTTTTGTTGGGTACAATAGTAATACCAACGCAAATATGCGTTTCAGTTTAGCTCAGCTATCTACTGCATTAGGACTTAGTAGCTATGTTACAGTGGCTACAACTCAAACTATTTCGGGGAGTAAGAGATTCTCTTCTTCTCTGTTGGTTGGTGCAGCGCCTTCTGTTACTGTTACTTCCGACATTAATTTATACAGTACTTCTGATAGCTTGTCGAGATGGGTATTTAACTCAGGTACATCTAACGTTTTAAAAGCGATTTCATTTAGAGCGGGCGACTTACGTAGATGGGAGATTCATGTTGAGGGGGCTGAGTCGGGTGGCAATTCAGGTCAGAACCTTCACTTCGTAAGATTTGACGATGATGGTAATCAGATTGAGAACGCGCTGAATATTAACCGTAGCACAGGTCACGTCCGTGTGCATCAGGACTTGAGATTGGATGGAGACCTGATTTTGAACGCAGGAGCGATGACAATTACAAATGCTCAGCTTCAGTATTTAGATGGGCTATCATCTAACCTTCAAACTCAATTGGGCGGAAAAGAGCCGACCATTACTGCAGGAACAGCGTCTCAGTTTTGGAAGGGCAACAAGAGTTGGGCGACATTGGTAGCAGGTGACATCCCATCGTTAGATGCTGCTAAGATTACTACAGGAACAATCACGCCATCTTTATTGCCTAAGATTACAAGGGCCGTATCTATGGCTGCAGGTGCAGTTAGTAATGGTAATAATACAAATGAGGAGGTATTGCAGACTCTTACTATCCCTGCGAATACATTGTCGGTAGGTGACATCTTGAAGGTTGGCTACTTGTTCTCGTTTAACTTAAGTGGTGGAGGAAAAACCGTTCGTTTGAAGTACCCGAATATAGGCGGAACTTCGCTTCCTACTGCGGGTACTACTATTAATAATGCCACTGCAGCCTTACAGACTGAGTTCATTGCTACTGTTGTAAATTCAACTACGTTAAGATTTGGAGCAACAAGTAATGCGGGTGGTTATGGCTCATCAACCACTGCAGGTATTAACTTAACTGTTGACTTAACTCAGTCTATTGTATTTGTAGTTACAGGACAGAAGGCTGTATCGGGAGATACTTGTACTTGCGAGACTGCATACGTAATTTTAATTAGCTAATAATATGCCGAATATAAAGTTTTCTGATTTTACATTTGAAGCTCCAAATGGCACAGCCCAATTGGTTGGGTATAGGGGTACAGTAAACTTTAGAACTGATACTACTTCTTTGGCGAATAGCTTAGGGACTGCTGACCTTGTTGACTTAACATCAGAGCAAGAGGTTACGGGCAGTAAATTATTTACATCTACTTTGATGCTAGGAGAATCTTCAGCGGCATCAATGTCGGGTGCAACATTGTATAGTAACTCAAGCGATACTTCCTATTGGGTTTTAAACTCTCGATTTGATGATGATCTAAAGGCAATTTCTTTTAGGTCTAATAACTCAGCCCGATGGGAGATTGCTGTTGATGGCCTTTCTCAGGATTTGTCATTTAACTTCTACAATGACGCGGGTGTCCTTCAGACTTCTGCTCTTTATCTAAGCAGATCGAATGGTCAGGTTCGTATGACTCAGTCATTGCGATTAGATGTGAACTTAAGGGTTGACAATAACTCTGTTGTCATATCAAATGATGAGCTTCAGAGGCTTAGTGGTGTATCATCAAATATCCAAACTCAGATAGATTTAAAGCAGAATACCATTTTTACTGATGGCGATACCACCAAGTTATTGGATGGAACTATCTCATTCAGAAATATAACCGATACAGATGTTCCTTCTTTGGGTGCAAGTAAATTCACTTCAGGGACTTTTAGTAAGGCTGTGATGCCACAAAGAGTTATTCCTTCTGCTAGGACTACAGCTTCAAATACAAATGCTTCAGTAACTTCAGAGGTTACGATAGGGTCAGTAACAATCCCATCAGGGTCTTTATCTATTGGAGATATTATTAAGGTTAATGCATTCTATTCATATTCAGGAGCTTTTGCAAAGAATATTAGGATTAGGGTTGGTTCAACAGTTGGTAATTCGGGAACTATTATTAATACTTCAACTTCTATTGGGGCTTCTGTAGCAGTTACTCAGTTTGAAGGAATGTATGTTATAACAGGTAGCACTACAATGAGATTTATTGTAGTCCCACTTTCTTCTTATGGAACAAATAATGTTGCTGTATCTTCTGTTACAATACCAAATATTGCTTCATCTAATATTGTTTTTTCTTTTAATGGAACTTCAAGTAATCCTACATCTTTTACATTGGAGTGTGCTTACGTTGAAATTATTAAACCATGATATACGCTGTTAGTGATTTAGAAATGAATATGACGTATGGCTTGACATACGAAGAGGCGGTAGCTCTTATGAAAGAAGGGTATCGTCTTTGGGAATCAGATGGTAATGAGCCTTATAAAGAGATTCAGTATGAAGCAGTGGGTAATTAATATTCTCATTGGTGTTGGAGCTGTATTGTCGCCAATCGTTCCGTTGTTTGCTACAGTATGTATCTTGATTGCATGCGATTTTGTCTTTGGCTTGTACCGAGCGTACAAAACCAATCAAGAGATTTCATCTCGTAAGATGGGTCACACCATTTCAAAGGTATTGTTGTACAATATAGCGGTGCTTACGGTCTTTATGATTGAGAAGTACGTGATGGATGGCAATGCTCCCTATGCCAAGATTATTGTTGGTGTGATTGCGATGGTTGAGTTGAAGAGTATTGACGAAAGCTTCAAGCTAATCTTCGGATATAGCCTATATGATAGCTTCAAGGACAAGTTAAAGCGCGGAGCAAGCGAAACAAAATGAAACATCTACTACTATTGTTGGTATTAACGGGGTGTTGTAAGAAGATTCACCTTCATGAGCCCATTGATGATAGCACAGGTACTGTGTATATGCAGTCAAGCCATGTTAATCTGCCTGTAGATGGATTGAGTACGCGTCAACAGGTGCGTTTGTCCAAGCAATTAATCAAACATGAGTACCGATACCTGCGTGATTCAGTGAAAATCGTGACAAAAACCGTGTATGACACGGTAAGATTGCGTGAACAGACCATCCGACAGGTGCAAGAGGTGGTGACTAAGGGTGAAGTGAAGCAGAATAAGGACGATGAGGCGTGGAAGAAGTGGTTAATCTTCTCTGTTGTAGGGGGATTTGTACTTTTGGCTATTGTTGTTTTGGTTCTCAGAAAAATTTGATACCTTTGTAAAAATAAAATCTCATGACACACTTAACTGAACAAGAATTATCTCTATTGACCGAGTTGAACACCGAATTTGCCAAGGCAAAGATGGGATTAGGTGACTTAGAGATTCAAAAGAGCATGTTGCTTAATGACATTTCTTCAATGAAGCGTGAGTTTGACGCTCAAGAAAAGAATCTTATTGAGAAGTACGGAGCAAATGCCATCATTAATTTAAAAACAGGTGAGATAACCTACGAGGATAAAGAGTAATGGCAAATATTGGTTCATACCCTATTGACGGGACAATTTCAGGTGGCGATAAGTTAATTGGTACTGATGTATCTAATAATAATGCGACCAAGAACTTCACTGTTTCTGACTTAGCTAGCTATATTGCTGATGAAGTTCCTGCACCAACATTAGAGGAGGTTACTGCTGCAGGTAATGTTACATTAAGTGACATTGTTGTTAGTGGTGAGATGGAGTCTGATAGCATTTTGAATAATGGTGCTATGGTTACTCAGACAGCTCAGGTTAATGGGGCATGTAGCGTTGGCAGCTTATCTTCTTCAGGTGCTGTATCAGGAACTACAGGGTCTTTCACAGGATTGGTGTCAACAACAGGAGGGCTTCGCTTTATCGGAGATATGAATATTGGTGGCGGGAATAGCGCTTTTACTTTTACAAGCGATGTTGTAGAGCAGGATGGGTTAGACTTCGTTGGACGAACTGAGATTAAGACTGAGTTGATTAATGTAATCAATATTCCTCAGTTTCCTGACAGTCAAACTGCGGATTCGGGCGGATTAGTCGCAGGAGATATTTATTACAACACTACATTTGGTGGCATTTCAGTAGTATTACCGTAATGAATATCAGGAAGATAGCTATTGGGCCTGACTACAAGAGTGGTGCGATGCATTACATTATGGGTCAGAAGGTGCTTGATAGCTCTCATGAGATTCATTTGATAAAGTTCCATGCCTTGAAAAATTCTTTTGAGGTGTATGTTATAAACAGCAATCAAGAAGTATTTTTGTGGAAGGAATTTACGCAGACGATGCCTATTGTAGTTGAGTATAACATAAACTTTTAAATGAAATCACCATTCTATTTTATCGTAAAGCCATTAAATGGCAAGCGCTATGACAATGAGAAATCTATTGGTGGCGTTGATGTTATCTTGTCTTCTTCGGAAGAAGATTTCAAAGTGTCTAACCGTAAGGCAGTAGTTGTATCTACGCCATTAGGGTACGATGGGCCGATTGCAGAGGGTGACCTATTGTTGGTTCACCACAATGTATTCAAGTTCTACAATGACATGAAGGGAAGACGCAGGAGCGGGCGTAGTTATCTATTTGATGACATGTTCTTTGTTGACGTTGAACAATTCTTTATGTATTGCAAGAATGATGTGTGGTATGCGCATAGTAAATACTGCTTTGTGTCACCAACAAAAGTTGATGAGGGTATGTCGTTAGTTAACTCAAGCAGCATCAGTGACTTCGTTGGTGTAATGGAATATCCCAATGATTATTTGACTAGCAATGGGATTAATAAAGGTGATTTAATTACATTTACTCCTGATAGCGAATACGAATTTTATTTGGACGATAAGAAAATGTATCGTATATTTGACCATCAAATCACAATGAAGCTATGAGCAAGTACTTGAAACCAAATGATGCCGAAGATGTTGAAGCATTCAATTGGAAACTCAAGCTTCTTGAATCTCAGTTGACAGGTGAATTGAGCGATGAGCAGTTTAATATTCAAGCTGAGATTGGGGATATTAAGCGTTTGCTTGCAAGCGTTGGAGCTCCTGAAAAGCCGAATGACTCTCCGTATGAGTGCTTCGGTTGTGGAAGTTAAAAGTTTTCTGTTTTCTATATTGTTTGTTTTTGGTTAGACTGAAACCCGTCTGTTGTGAAACATGCGGGTTTTTTATTTATATTTGCAAACATGAGCGTAATCGCAGGTAATCTTGCAGAGATAAAGTTCTTATTATTATGCACTGAGAAAGGACATATTGTCTCTAAGCCAATCATGGATGGATGCAACTATGACTTCATTGTTGATAGGGCAGGTGTCGTTAGTCGTGTTCAGGTAAAGTCTACTAATTGCTTCATGCCACAGGACAATAGTTACGTGGTTAATATCAATCATGGAACTAAGCATGAGAAGAGATATAGTAAGAATTCAGTTGACGAGATTGCAGTGTACGTGTTTGACTATGATGCATGGTATTTGATACCTGTTGTTGGAGATAAGTTTACTACTTATGTGAGGGTATCTCCTAACAACCCATTGGCAAAAGGGAAGTATGAAAAATTTAGAATCAAATGAGAAATAAGGTAGAAATTAAATCAAAGATTATTGAGGCGGGGTATGCCGCTGTCAATGAATTAATCGAGGTAGCGCGTGATAAGATTATCAATAACAGCGATGAAGATTTGTCTGCTGATAAGTTGAAGAACGCTGCGGCTACTAAGAAGTTGGCATTGTTTGATGCCTTCGAGATATTGAACAGGCTTCAGAGTGAAGAGGAAGCTATTGAGATGGAACGTAAAGGAATAAGTTATGAAGACTCAAAGCAAGGCTTTGCCGAAAGACGAGCTGATAAAAACAATAAGTAACTACGTTCCCGATAAGGTAATCCAAAAAAAGAATAAATTTCGCAGTTGGAAGTACGGATACAACGAGGACTACGACATGGTCGTTATATCGAAGACAGGTTGTATCGGTGAGATTGTCAATATCAGGGGATTAGCTATTGCTCTTCCTGAAGTTCCCAAGGAAGTAGACCGTAGGTCATCTACGCCATCTGAGCAGTATTGGGAGCGCCGTCAGTTACCTAAGGAGTTAACACGCATTCAGTCTATCTTCCAATGGAATGATTTGCCATCTGAGTTCAAGTCAAGATGGGTGGGGTATATTGAGCGAGAGTTTGATTACCGTGAGCTCGGCTATTGGTTCATGAACAACGGAGTTCCGACGTATATCACAGGGTCTCATTACATGTACTTGCAATGGGCGAGTATTGACGTTGGATACCCTGACTATCGTGAAGCCAATAGAATCCTTTGGATATTTTGGGAGGCGTGTAAGGCAGACCATAGGTGTTTCGGTATGGTGTATCTAAAGATTCGTCGTTCAGGGTTCTCATATATGTCAGCATCAGAGTCTGTTAATGTAGGCACTATCTCTAAGAATGCAAGGATTGGTGTGCTATCTAAGAAGGGTGATGATGCCAAGAAGTTATTCACTGATAAGATTGTTCCTATCAATGGCAAGATGCCATTCTTCTTCCGTCCTATCATGGATGGTATGGACAAGCCGAAGACTGAGCTTGCTTATCGTATTCCTGCGTCGAAGATTACACGTAAGAACATGACGACGATAAATGATGACGATGTAATTGATGGATTGAATACCACGATAGATTGGAAGAACACGGACGATAACGCTTATGACGGGGAGAAGCTCAAGCTTTTGGTTCATGATGAATCAGGTAAATGGTTGAAGCCTAATAGTATTGAGAACAATTGGCGTGTAACGAAGACGTGTCTTAGGATTGGTAGTAAGATTATTGGCAAGTGTATGATGGGTTCTACCTGTAATGCATTGGCCAAAGGTGGTAATAACTTCAAGGACTTGTACTACGATTCAAATGTCAGTTTAAGAAATGGCAATGGTCAGACCAAGAGTGGACTGTACTCTTTGTTTATTCCAATGGAGTGGAATATGGAGGGGTTCATTGATAGGTATGGTATGCCTGTGCTCAGAAAGCCTGAGACATTTATCATGGGTGTTGATGGTGAGAAGATTACTAATGGCGCTATTGATTATTGGGAGGCTGAGGTTGAGTCTTTAAAGAACGACGCTGATGCTTTGAATGAGCACTATCGTCAGTTCCCACGTACTGAGTCTCATGCGTTTAGGGATGAGAGTAAGACGGCATTGTTTAGTTTGACTAAGATTTATCAACAGGTTGACTTCAACGAGTCAAGGATTGAAGCTCAACACTTGACCCGTGGAAGTTTCAGTTGGAAGGGAGGGAAGCCTGATAGTGAAGTTATCTTCACGCCTGACCAAAGGGGTAGGTTCTTAATCTCTTGGTTTCCTCCTGCGGGGTATCAGAACAGAATGATTGTGAGGAATGGAATGAAGTATCCTGCAAATGAACACATGGGGTCATTTGGGTGCGACTCTTACGACATCTCTGCTGTCACAGACGGACGTGGTTCAAATGGGTCGCTGCATGGGATGACTAAATTCCACATGGATGAAGGGCCGATTAATCATTTCTTCTTAGAGTATATCGCTCGTCCTCAGACTGCAGAGATATTCTTTGAAGAGGTACTTATGGCATTGGTATTCTATGGTATGCCTATCCTCGCTGAGAACAATAAGCCTCGACTCTTATACCACTTGAAGAACAGGGGATACCGTGGGTACTCCATGAATAGACCTGACAAACCGATTGCAAAATTATCGGTTACTGAGCGTGAGCTTGGTGGGATTCCAAACTCATCAGAAGATGTGCGCCAAGCACATGCAGCTGCAATTGAATCGTACATAGAACAGTATGTTGGGTTTGACCTCTCAGGCAAATATAGAGATCCTGCTGAAATTGGAGACATGCCGTTCATGAGGACTCTTGAGGATTGGGCCAAGTTTGATATTAACAACAGGACGAAGTATGATGCTTCTATTAGTTCGGGATTGGCGATTATGGCCAACCAAAAACACCTGTATCAAGCCGAGAAAAAAGATAAGAAATTAGTTCTTAACTTTGCAAGGTATAGTAATGATGGCAATACAAGCCAATTGATTCGATGAAGGAAGTTAAGATTAATATAGCTCAGTCTACTTTTCCAAATCAGTTCGTTCCTGATTCGGTAAAGAATACCGAAGAGTTCGGGTTGCAAGTTGGTCAAGCCATTCAGTATGAGTGGTTCAAGAGAGATAGTTCTACAAGCGGTAGGTTCTACAGCCGATGGAGAGATTATCACCACAGAAGATTATATGCACGCGGAGAACAGCCTGTTGGTAAGTATAAGAACGAGCTTGCTATTGATGGTGACTTATCGTATTTGAATCTTGATTGGACTCCTGTTCCTGTCATTCCTAAGTTTGTTGATATTGTTGTCAATGGTATGTCTGACCGTATGTTCAAGGTTAAGGCCAGTGCCCAAGATGCCATGTCACAATCAAAGCGTAACAAATATCAAGAGATGATTGAGACGCAGATGGCGGGTAAAGAAATTTTATCTATGGTTCAGCAGAAGACAGGCTTCGACCCGTTTATGATGAACCCTGATGAGTTGCCTAACAATGACGAGGAGTTGTCGTTGTACATGCAGCTTAACTACAAGCCTGCTATTGAGATTGCAGAGGAAGAGGCTATCAATACTATTTTAGAAGAGAATCATTACTACGACTTGCGCAAGCAAATTGACTATGACCTGACTGTGTTAGGCATTGGCGTTGCTAAGCATGAGTTCTTGAAGGGGTCAGGAGTTGAGCTATCTTATGTTGACCCTGCGAATTTGGTTTACAGCTACACTGAAGACCCTTACTTTAGAGATTGCTTTTATTGGGGTGAGATTAAAACCATTCCCATTGCTGAGTTAGTTAAGATTGACCCGACCATTACTCCTGAGCAGATGGAGGAAGTGTCTAAGTACAGTCAATCTTGGTATGACTACTTTAACGTAGCTCAGTTTTATCAGGATAGCTTGTTCTATCGTGACACTTGTACGCTTATGTACTTCAATTACAAGACCACTAAGAAGATTGTTTACAAGAAAAAGAATCTTGAAAATGGTGGTGCTCGTGTAATTGAGAAGGAAGATACATTCAATCCGCCTGTAGAGAAAATGCAGGAGGGTAATTTCGAGAAAGTTGAGAAGCGCATTGAGGTATGGTACGAAGGTATCATGGTGATGGGCACGAATATTATTTTGAAGTGGGAGATGATGAAGAATATGGTTCGTCCTAAGTCTTCGGCTCAACATGCCATTCCAAACTATGTGGCTGTTGCTCCACGTATGTACAAGGGTAGCATTGATTCATTGGTTAGAAGGATGATTCCTTTTGCTGACTTGATTCAGATTACTCACTTGAAGTTACAGCAGGTTATCTCTCGTGTTGTCCCTGATGGGGTATTCATTGACGCTGATGGATTGAACGAAGTTGATTTAGGTAATGGCGCAGCCTATACTCCTGAGGATGCTCTTCGTTTGTATTTCCAAACGGGTAGTGTTGTTGGCCGTAGCTATACGCAAGACGGTGAGTTTAATAATGCACGCGTTCCTATTCAAGAGCTGAACTCTAACTCAGGGGCTTCTAAAACTCAGATGTTGATTGCTAACTACAATCACTACCTAGAGATGATTAGAACCGTTACAGGTCTCAATGAGGCTCGTGATGGTAGTACACCTGACCCGAACTCTTTGGTGGGCTTACAGAAGCTCGCAGCACTTAATTCAAACACTGCAACTCGTCACATCTTAGATGGCTCTTTGTTTATGTTCAGAACATTATCAGAGGCATTGACCTATCGCGTTGCTGACATTTTAGAGTATTCCGACTTTAAAGAAGACTTCGTAAATAAGATTGGTAAGTATAACGTATCTATCCTTAATGAGATTAAGGAGTTGTATATCTATGACTTTGGAATCTTTATTGAGGTATCTCCTGATGAAGAGGATAAGGCTAAGCTTGAAGCCAACATTCAAATGGCATTGTCGAAAGGTGACATCAATCTTGAGGACGCTATTGACATTCGTGAGTTGAAGAACTTGAAGCTTGCCAATCAGTTGTTGAAGGTGAAGCGTGTTCGTACTCAGGAGAAGCGTGAGCAGATGGAAATGCAGAAGCAGGCGATGATGTCTCAGCAGCAGCTGAAGAGTCAGGAGCTTGCAGCGCAGACTGCGATGCAGAAGATGCAGATGGAGATGCAGACCAAGGCGAAGCTTGTTGAGATTCAAGCTCAGGCTGACATTGCTAGAATGAATGCCGAGGTAGAAGCTAAGCGTATGTTGATGGCTGAAGAGTTCAATTACAATATGCAATTGAAAGGTGTTGATGCTGACTTATTGATGAAGCGTGAGGACAAGAAGGAGAAAGCTAAGGATGAGCGTATCAGTAAGCAGAATACTCAGCAGTCTGAGTTGATTAATCAGCGGAAGAATAACCTTCCTCCGTTGAACTTTGAGTCAACTGAGGATACGTTGGATGGATTCTCATTAGAGGCATTCGGGCCGAAATAAAAAAAAGTATTAACTTTGTAAAAATTTAATTCAATGGAAATGAAAGTGAGAGTCCTTGATGGGCAAGAAAAATCTCTTCAAGAAAAGGAGCAGGAGATTTTAGCTCAGCACGAAGCTACCCAAGCAGCTGAAGCAGCAGTAAGGGCAGCTCAGTTAGAGCAAGAGTCACAGGCGGCAGCGTCCGCCGCATCGGAGCAAGATTCATTTGATCTTGATGACGAGAAAGTTCTTTCATATCTTGGTAAGAAGTACAACAAGGATTTGACATCATTCGATGATTTAGTTGCTGAGCGTAAAGACTCTGAGCCGCTACCTGAAGATGTGTCAGCATTCTTGAAGTACAAAAAAGAAACGGGTCGCGGAATCGAAGACTTCTTAAAACTTAATAAGGACTTTGAAACAGCAGACCCCGACCAACTCCTTCGAGAGTATTACTTAGCTACAGAAGATGGCATTGATGCAGATGATGTTGATGTGCTTATGGCTGAGTTCTCTTATGATGAAGATTACGATGATGACTCTTCAGTAAAGAAGGCCAAGTTGGCAAAGAAAAAAGCTATTGTTGAGGCAAAGAAATTTTTCAACGAGCAGAAGGAAATGTATAAGATTCCCCTTGAGTCAAGAGGAGTTGGCATCCCTGATGCGGAGAGGGAAGAGTTCAATGCCTATAAGCAATATATCAATCAGGCTAAGACCTATGAGGAGGAGGCCAACCGTAAGCGTGATTGGTTTTTTAAAAAGACTGACGAAGTATTTGGAGGTGATTTCAAAGGTTTTGAATTTAATCTCGGAGAAAAGTCTCTTCATTATAAACCCAATGAGGCTGCTGAGCTAAAGAAGATTCAAATGAATCCTGAGAACTTTATCAATAAGTTTGTGGATGAAAGCGGATTGATTAGTGATGCGGTTGGATATCACAAGTCTTTGGCTATCGCAATGAATCCTGAGAAGTTTGCTCAGTTTTTTTACGAGCAGGGTAAAGCAGATGCTGTCGGCAGTCTTGACAAAAAGATTAAGAACATCGATATGTCGGCAAATAATGCTACTGCAATTAGTGGTAATAGCGATGCGCCAAAGATTCGTGCACTGAATCCTGATAGTGGAAATGGCCTAAAAATTAAGGTTAAACGATAAACATTTAAAACTATGGCAGGTATTGAATCTACCCCCACGTTTGCATTACAACCGTCAAGCAAACAGGTTGCTTTGTCAACCAACTACATTACTAACTTCGACTTCTTGAATCAGTATCTTCCTGATACTTATGAGAAAGAATTTGAGCGTTATGGTAATCGTTCTGTATCATCCTTCCTTCGTATGGTTGGTGCTGAGATGCCTTCTATTTCTGACAAAATCATTTGGGCAGAACAAGGCCGCTTGCACATCAAGTACACTGATTGTACCACTGGCGCTGCAGGCCCTATCACTACAGCTACATTTACTATCAATGATACCTTTTTGTTGCCACAAAAAGGAAGCACTGCTCAGAGTACAAAGCCAATTGCAATCCGAGTAGGACAAACTGTTGCTATTACTCCTTCTGCTGCGCCTGCAGGGACAGGCACAAGTTCAATGACTAAGGCTGTTGTTACTTCAGTAGTAGTAGGATCAACTGCAGGAGCAGGTACTGCTGCTACTATCACTGTGGCTTTCTACTCTCCATTTACCAATGGTAATGCTGCTAACAAGTTCACTATCTTCATCTACGGTTCTGAGTTTCAGAAAGGTAAAGAAGGAATGGTAGGTTCTTTAACTCCTGAAGATTTGATTTTCGACAACAAGCCTATTATCTTGAAAGATAAGTATGCTGTTAGTGGTTCTGAAATGGCTCAAATCGGATGGATTGAAGTAACTACCGAGAACGGTGCTTCAGGATACTTGTGGTATTTGAAAGCTGAGCACGAGACTCGTCTTCGTTTTGATGACTATTTGGAAACCTCTATGTTGGAAGCTGTTCCTGCTGCTGACTCTTCAGGTGCTGCTACTGCAGGATTCTTAGGTTCTCGTGGGGTATTCAACCAAGTTGAAACCTATGGTAACATCTTCACAGGAGATATTTCTAGCTTGGGAGACTTTGATGAAATCGTAAAACGATTGGATAAGCAAGGCGCTATTGAAGAGAACGTATTGTTCTTGAATAGAACTACAAGCTTCCAAATCGACGACATGTTGGCGGCTCAGAACTCTTATGGTCAAGATGGTACTTCATACGGTTTGTTCGATAATGCTAAAGACATGGCTTTGAATCTTGGATTCTCAGGCTTCCGTCGTGGTTATGACTTCTACAAAACCGATTGGAAATACTTGAACGACCCAACTATGCGTGGCGATATCCAAATTTCTGAGGCTCAAGTAAATGGTCTTCTTGTTCCTGCAGGTTCTACTTCCGTGTATGACCAAATCATGGGTAAGAACGCTAAGCGTCCTTTCTTGCACGTTCGTTACCGCGCTTCTGAATCTGAAGATCGCCGCTACAAGACTTGGATTACAGGTTCTGCAGGTGGTGCAGCTACTAGCGACTTAGATGCTATGGAGGTTAACTTCCTATCTGAGCGTTGCGTATGTGTTCTTGGTGCTAACAACTTCGTATTGTTCAAAGGAGCATAAACTGTTTAACATGTGAGGGGTGTCAAAGCCCCTCACTTTTTTAAAATTTAATTACAATGAAATCACAAGACAAAGCTTACCGATTAATTAATGGGCTATGCCCGCTAACCTACACCATCCAATCACGAAGCACTCGTGCAAAAGCGTTGCTTTGGTATGATGAGGTCAACAATGTAAACCGACCACTTCGTTATGCTCGTAATCAGAAGAGTCCATTCGAGGATGAGCAGGATGGAAATGCAATCTTAGAGCCAATCGTATTTGAAGATGGAATGCTTTTCGTTCCAAAAACAAATCCTGTGCTTCAACATTTCTTAAGCCTTCACCCATCTAACAATGTGGTGTTTGCTGAGGTTGACAAAGAGAAAGAAGCTCAAGAAGAGATTGAGGACTTGAACGTTGAGGTTGATGCATTGATTAAAGCCAAGAGCTTAACGATGCCTGAAGTTGAGAATATCATTCGAGTGGTATTTAATGTTGACCCAAGCAAGATGACGAGCTCTGAATTGAAGCGTGACATTTTGGTGTATGCAAAAACAAATCCATACGAGTTTATGGAAGTTGTTTCTGACTCATCATTGGCGTTCAAATCAAAAGTGCATAATCTATTCTCCCTAGGATACCTTTCATTTAGAAAGAACAATACTGAAATCTTCTTTAACTTGAAGAATAACAAGAGTAAGATGATTAACGTATCGTATGGCCAAGACCCTTATGATGCTGCAATATTGTACTTTGAAACCGACGAAGGTCTTCCTGTGTTTAATATGCTCAACAAGTTGTTGGAAGCAGAGACAGGAGAGTAACTTAATATACTTTAAGAGTGGGGTTTAGCCCCACTTTTTTTTATGTATCTTTGTAAAAAAGAACGTAATGATAAACTCAGTTAGGAATACTGTACTTGCGATTCTCAATAAGAATAACTACGGCTACCTCTCACCATCTGACTTCAATTTGTTTGCGAAGCAAGCTCAGTTAGATATTTTTGAGCAATACTTTATTGACTACAATACGCAGATTAATAGAGAGAATGCTCGTGTATCGGGGACTGAGTATGCAGATATTCGTAAGGGAATAGAAGAGGCGATGGAGGTATTCTTTGAAATCAAAGATTTAACTCAGGATACTGAGAACAAGTTCTTCTTGCCATCTCAAGGTACTACGGGTGATGATTACTTTATGGTCAACAAGATTCTTTGTTACGACGTTGATGACGAAGATGTTAGAACTTTCCGTGGTGAAGCTGAGAAGGTGACTCACAGTAAGATTACTATGCTTGTCAATTCAAACCTGACTCAGCCAACGAAATCATTCCCTGCATATTCTCAGGGCTATGATTCTATATCTGTGTACCCTGTATCATTCCAAGATGGAGCTGTTGAGTGTCATTACTTTAGATACCCGACAGATCCTAAGTGGACATATATGTCTCTTTCTAATGGAGAGCCTATCTTCAACCAATCGCAGCCTGACTATCAGGACTTTGAGCTGCCTATTGAGGATGAGCCAAGACTTGTTGCTAAGATATTGCAATATGCAGGCATCTCTATCCGTGAGGCAGAGGTATTTCAGTTTGGTAAAATTGAGGAAGGGGCAACTCAACCTCAGCAACAATAATAATTGATGGCGTATTTATCTCAATACCAATACTATGCCAATGAAGGCAACGCTCCCGAAGATGCTAATTGGGGGTCATATCAGTATGTATCACTAGCTGACATCGTCAACAACTTTATGTTGATGTATGCGGGCAACCATTCATTGGTAAATAATGAAGAGCGATTTAAGGTTTTATTCCATGCGAAGCGTGCTATCCAAGAGCTCAACTATGATGCGTTCAAAGAAATTAAAGTCCTTGAACTTAATGTTGATGATAGGCTTAGATTTATATTGCCTAGTGATTACGTTAATTGGGTTCGCATTTCATTGTACAAAGATGGATATATTCGTCCTTTGACGGAGAACATTCAGATTATGAGTGCAAATGCCTATCTTCAAGATAACGCAGGGCGCATCCTATTTGACCAAGAAGGAAATATCTTAAGACCTGAGGATTCAAATCTTGACTACGACAGAATTATTGGCTCTCAGAAGAGTATCTACCTAAATAGGAACAGCCAATTTGATGGATTTGAGGGATACTTTGTTGATGGCAATTGGTACTTTGATTATGCCATTGGTGCAAGGTTCGGGCTTAATACTGAGACGGCTAACTTCAATCCTACATTTAAGGTTGATAGCAAGAAAGGCGTTATCAACTTCAGCTCAGACATGGCAGGAGAGGTTTGTCTTCTTGAGTACATCTCTGATGGCATGGAGAGTGGTGACGATAGCCTGATTACGGTAAACAAATTATTCGAGGCGTTCATCTACGCGTATATCAGATATGAGATTTTGAATAGTAAGTTTGGCGTTCAAGAATACGTTGTTAGTAGAGCAAGAAAAGAAAAGTCAGCGCTATTGCGCAATGCAAGAATTAGAATTAGCAATATCAAGGCAGGTCACTTGTTGATGAACTTACGTGGACGCGATAAATGGATTAAGTAATGGCGAATCTGTCTAGGAATTTTATTCAGGGTAGGATGAACAAATCCCTCGATGAGAGGGTTATCCCTAATGGTGAGTACATTGATGCGCTTAATATCAGGATGGGCTCTACTGAGTTATCTGAGGTTGGCGTTATTGAGAACTCAAGAGGGAATACTCAGCTTACTCAGATTGTTTACGATGCAGTGCCATTGTCAGAAAATGCCGTAACTATTGGTACTTATGCGGATGCGGCACGAGAAACCATCTATTGGTTTATTACTGACTCATCTTGGGGTGGTAAAATTGATATGATTGTGTCATTGAATGTACTGTCAAATGACTTTACATTTCACGTTGTATCTAAAAGTGTATTAGCTTTTGATGCCCAATATCCTATGCTGTCAATTGATATGATTGACGATTTGCTATTCTTTACAGACAATTTCAATCCTCCTAGGTTTATTAACGTCAAGCGCTCATATCCTTTGCCAATTAGTGGCAATGACCAAATTACAGCAGAGGAGTTGATGGTAATTAAGCGACCACCTATTACTGCTCCTACTTTCAATTTGTTTCAGAGTCCTAGCAAAGATAACTTCTTAGAGGAGCGATTCATTTGTTTCGCTTACAGATACAGATATGCTGATGGCGAGTTCTCTGCTACCTCTCAGTTCAGTGAGCCTGCGTTCTTGCCGAAGTCATTTGACTTCAGCTTGAGCAGTTACTTGAATGAGGGTATGATTAATGCCTTCAATGCTGTCAATGTTATTTATGACTCAGGCGGCCCGCTTGTAAAGAGCATTCAGTTACTATTCAAAGAGGCGGGAGGAAATATCATTCGTGTTATTGAGACATTGGATAAAGCTCAGTTGGGATTGTCTAACAGTACAACTTACACCTATGAGTTTAACAGCAGTAAAATATTTACAATTTTACCTGAGTCTGAATTACTAAGGCTTTATGATAACGTGCCTATCAAGGCGGCGGCTCAGACAATCATGAGCAATCGCTTGATGTATGCCAACTATGAGGAGGGATATGATTTAGTTAATCTTGAATCAGGGAATCCTGTTAAGCTTAGATTAGACTACTCTACTACATTATCCTCTGCACCTTTAATTGGTGAAGCTATTGTTCCCACAATAGAATCGTCTACTTATACCATTGATGTAACTACGGCCATTGATGAATCTAAGATTGTCATTGATTTAGGTGGCATCGCTTTGAGTGATGGCAATGTACTAAACATCTTCTTTTCGTTTCAACACTCTGAGTTTTCAAATGACGCTGTATTTGGTGAATCAAATTTAGGTGGCAATGTGTCATTTGAGTTTAGGATGAATAGAAACTATGACTCAGTATATGACTTGGTTACAAGTGCTGAGTTCCAAAGTGCTATTGGTATCACATCAAATATTCAAGACCCTCAAGATGCTTGTGATGGGAATACCACCACTGACTCGGTCAACTGCTTGATTAATGACTTGGTTGGTATTGGAGCTGTAACTACTTGGTATAAATATGCGAGTGGCATCTCTGCTGTTAACGAGGGGATTGGCATTAGTGCATCTGTTGGTAGCACATCATTCTCTCTTCAGATTATTGCTATGAAATTTGTTGATGACCTAGATACGCCTACTCAATTTGAGTACGAGTATTACACGGTTACATCAGCATCTTGCAATATCGGCGCTACGTCATACCCTAAGAGCTTGCACAGCAATCGTAACTACGAGGTGGGTATCATTTATATGGATGAGTTCAATCGTTCGTCTACGGCGCTCGTATCGTCAAATAACACGGTGTATGTTCCATGCACTTCGTCTGACAAACGCAATCAGATTATTGTCAATATCCCTCCAACACAAAAGCCACCATATTGGGCGAAGCGATATAAGTTTGCTATTAAAGCTGACAGAGAAGGGTATGAGACTATCTATGTTAACTATGCCATTCAAGATGCTGACGGGTTGTTCTATTACTTCTTAGTTGAGGGGGAGAACGCTCGTAAGGTTGTTGAGGGTGATAGACTTACTGTTAAGTCAGATGCCAATGGCGTAGTCAAAAGTTGCACTTATGCTACTGTGCTTGAGAAAGCTGCTCAGCTTAGTAACTTCTTGGGTGAAGCTATTACATCTCCTGCAGGAGTGTATATTAAAATCGACGCTAAAGATATTTCAATCAGTAGCGGTGGGGTGTTAGAATTTACTAACGGAAGAGTTGGAGAGACCACGTCAGCCCCAAATCAAAATGTTTATTATACTGTAAATAATTACAATGGAACTTCTTACGATGATTTCATCATATATACAGGAGCTCAGATTAAGATTAAGATAACAGCAAAGAGAAGGTCTGATTGGATTTGCGGCAGCAGTCGAGATGAGAAGTCTTATGTATTCGACAAATCATTTACAGCTTCAAGGGAATATGCCAACTTTAAAGAGTGGTGGGATGGAGATGCGGCTTACAATGCATTATCAAATGCAGATGTAGTTCAATCCCCATGCGATGGGTGTACAACATTCCCAATCAATTACAATAGCACTATTGCGGGCTCTATGACAATTAGCCCAAATGCTTGTGGTTTAAATTTCCAATTCTACCGAAATGGAACAAACAACCAATTGATATTAATGATATCTAGCTTAGCAAATCCTTTAGGGGCGCTTGCTGAGTTTACATTGTTTGCTACTATTGAGATTCAGAATGGTCAGAACTTAGTGGTATTTGAGACTGAGCCATCTGATACGTTGCCTGACGTGTTCTATGAGTCTGATGAATCGTATCCTATTACAGATGGATTTCACGTTGGTAATGTGCAGACGCAGACATCTTCTCAAGATGCCATCATCAATACAGGGTTCTTCAATTGCTACACGTTTGGTAATGGCGTTGAGTCCTATAAGGTACGTGACTCTATTGTTGCTAAGACATTTGGATTGGGCAACCGAGTATATACTACCTCGGCGCAGGAGTATAAGCGTGCCATGCGATTCGCTGACATCACATACAGTGGTATCTATAACAATGAATCAAACATCAACAGACTGAATGAGTTTAACTTGGGGCTTCTTAACTTCAAGAACCTTGAGCAATCGTTCGGGCCTATTCGTGTGATTGACTCACGTCAGACTGACGTATTGGTATTGCAAGAAGACCGCATCTCATACGTCCTTGCAGGAAAGAACTTACTTTCTGACTCTGCAGCAGGCGGAGCGATTGCATCTGTTCCTGAAGTATTAGGAACGCAGATTGCCCGCTCTGAAAAGTATGGCATCAGTGATGAACCTCTTTCTTATGTTCAGTGGGGGACGAATAGATTCTTCTCTGACTCTAAGCGAGGTGCTATCATCATGATGAATGATGCATCGCCTGCTGACATGAGTGGCAAAGAAACTTTAGTACCAATATCTGAGTTGGGCATGCGCTCTTGGTTCAGGGATTTGTTTAACGATTCAGTAGATACATTTAAGCTAGGAGGGTTTGACCCATACTTGAATGAGTATGTGTTTACGTCTACAAACCGACTTAAGCCATCTCAGGATGTATGCTCTGACTGCGGTATCACTAAATTGTTCTCTTCTCCAATCACTGAGTACTGTGTTACTCTTGGACAAACTACAGGTGAAGTGACAATAGATTATGCGCCAATCGGTGAAGTTGAAGAGTTCACTGTTACTGTTGTGTATGATGAAACAACATATACAAGTGGCCCAACTTCTACGGCAGGTCAGATTGTATTTGAAAAGGATTTGGTAAATGATACAAAGTGCTTTGTTTCTATTGACCAAGGAAATGTTCAGTTTACTGCTAGCTGTGTTGATTCTAATCAAGTTAGTATTGTTCAAGTAGTTGTGTCTAACAATTCAAATGCGGGTCAGTTCCTTCATGTTCAATACAATTATGAAAGTGGCTCATACATTTCTCCGTTGCAGACAACGTATGTTCAGCTTCAGCCGTTTACAGGAGTTGAGAATATTGTTTCTCTTTATGAGGTAAGAGAGCCTGCGTCTGAAGGAAGTGCGGGTGTACCTAATAATGGAGCTGATGTAAATATCATAATGAATAAGTTCAGCTCTGACAATTTTATTTTCTCGACATCAGATAAAGTTAGATATTTCCAAAACGATTCATTATTCTCTGACTCTCCTGAAGATATTCAGGCCCTATTGAACGATTCAACTCCATTGTCACCTGCATTTGTTGGAACAAACAAGAAAGTTGGTACATTTGAATATACTAGTGGCCAAAGCTACTTGTATTTAGTTTGGGATTTGCGTGGATACACATCTCACACACTTTGCTACTCTGATGTAAGTGCAAGCGATGCATGTTGCGAATGTACTGTTTGTGGTGACGAAGAGACTTGTCCCAAGTTTACCATTCAAGCTCCTGACGAAGAAGCAACATCTTTCTACTACACTCCTTGTGGTGGTTCAATGGTATCATATAATTTGTCTGCGGGAGAAGAAGTAACTTTGTGCTCTGAGACATACCCTGCATTTGGCGAAGGCGATACAGGGACTGTAACATTTGTTCAATGTAATTGCGATTTATAATATGGCACTAAGCACAAATTTTTTTTATGACGGGGCTAATCTACAATCATCTACCAAGATTTTTTTGGACAAGCTTGGATTAATCCCTGCTCCTAATGGTTTCTATAAAGAGGGTGGGGTGGTTCGTGAGTATGTAGATGGGGCGTTTGTTAGCAATGACTTTTGCGACTGTCCAAATCCCTGCGACTTTATATTCACAACTACGAGCGAGACTCGTAGCGTATATGATGCAACATTACCTGTCGGAACAGACACGGGTGCTATTGTTTTTAGGTTAAGTGTTTCTGAAAAGAATGCGGGCATCTCTGCTACTTATGATTCAGTGAACTACAAGAATACTTATATCCCAAGTGGCATGCTTACAACACCTAGAGATTTTGTCTTGTTTGGTGAGCCAACATTACCACCTTGTCCTAATATAGCTATTGATAACAGCTATACGGGAGTGTATAGATATGTAATGAGTGGTGGTGACTTTACAGTGCAGGCTACAAACTTATCTTTTACTGCGTATGCTAACCAAGTGTATAATACAGGATTGCAAATGGGTATGTTGATTATCCCTAAGCCAAACGCTGCTCCTTCTACAGCTGACATAAGAATCTATGGGTTATGCCCATCTTTTGATTTTTTCTTAGATGCTAATTGTGTTGAGCAGCCTACTCCAATTGAGTTGTATAGCGAGGCATATTCAACAGAAGGAGAAGTTTGTGCGGAATCACCGTCTTCTGCTATAGTTTTTTATTACATTAAAAGAGACCCATTAGAGATGTCATTTAACAGCGGAGATGTGTTTTTTGTTGACCAATATTGTCAGACTGCTATGCCTCAGGGGTACTATATCATTGGGCAAGATGGGGGTAAGAATCAATATATTAATATTGGCAGCAATGGAGTTCTTTCGGGAGGCATTCAAACTTGTAAGTAATGGAGTACACATTAACATTTAGCGAGTCATCAAAAGGGTGGCCATCTTTTTACTCATTCATTCCTGATGCCATGTTAGGTATGAACAATTACTTCTATACATTCAAGGGAGGTAATCTGTATCGCCACAATACGAATGAGGTGCATAACAACTTCTACGGAACTCAGTACACATCTAAGATTAAGAGCGTGTTCAATGATGTGCCGCTTGAAAACAAGTTGTTCAAAACCATGAACCTTGAGGGTGATGCACGATGGAGTGCTACTTTGATGACTGATATTCAGACTACAGGTTACATTGAGTCTGATTGGTTTGAGAAGAAGGAGGGCACGTTCTATGCGTTCGTTCGTAACTCAGGTGAAGTTCCTGCCGAGGTTAATGAGTATGTTCTCCGCTCAGTGAATGGCATTGGTAATAGCAACTCTGTTGTCATTGATGGTACTACTACGACGTATAACTTCTCAATATCGCCATTGATTTCAATTGGCAGTATCATCAGCGTTGGTGACTACCTGTACTACATTGAGGTTGGTGGCACAACTCTATTACTCGGTGGCGTTGTTACAGAGATTAATATTGATTTGCCAAATGGCATTAACAATTTGGTTGTTGATACATCTACTATTGGAGAGAACCCAACCACTGAGACTCCATTTGTTATGTATATCAAGAATGCTGTCGCTGAATCTCATGGCGTACTTGGACACTACTGCGTATTTGAGTTAGAGAACAACGATACCAATAAGGTTGAGCTGTTTGCTGCTGAGGCAGAGGTGATGAAAAGCTTCCCATAAAATTCATATCTTTGTGGTAGGATGCAATTAAATATCAGGCCACTTAATTACGAAGATTACGACACCACTCTTTTAGGGTGGTGGAATGATTGGGGTTGGCAGGTCGCACCAAAGCGTGAGCTGTTGCCTGCTAATGGCATTGGTGGTGTGATGGTATATGATGGCGACGTACCTGTGTGCGCCGCTTTTTTATACACAACCAACTCAGGAATTGCTTGGATTGATTGGATTGTATCAAGTAAGACATATACCAATAAGGAGGGCCGTAAGATGGCTCTGAATATTTTGGTTGAGTCGTTAACGAATACTGCAAAAAACTTAGGGTTTAACCTTGCTTACTCATTAAGTAAGAGTATCTTTACACAAAGAGTTTTTGCAGAAAATGGGTACGTGGTAAGTAACGCGTACAATGTTGAAATGATAAAAGTATTTTGATATGGCATTAGGAACAGCATTAACTGTGGCATCAGCCGCATCGTCAGCCATCGGAGCAGGTATGTCTTTTGCACAAGCCGCTCGTAATCGTAAGTTACAATTAGAAGCTGAGCAAGCTGCCGAAGAAGCAATGAGAGGCGCTAAGCGTGAGCTTGAGGTGAACTATTATGACCAACTTTCATTGCCTATGCAGGCGTATGATTTTCAGCGTGACGCTAATCTAGCGGCAGGTGCTCAAGCAATTGAGGCGGGCAGGGAGTCAGAGCGTGGTGGCGTTGCTACCGCAGGCCGCATTCAGATGGCAGCGCAAGATGCTCAGCAGAAGTTGGCAGGAACTATGGCCGATGAGCTGATGGGACTTGAGAAGTTGTCAGCTATGGAGGATGCTAGACTTGCAGGAGAACGTAAGAACTTGCAATTGGCAGAGGTAGAGGGAGCGCAGAAGGCTGCTGCTAGTGCTCAGCAAATGGCTGCTGCTTCAATGCAGGGCGGATTTAATGCATTAAGTCAAGGTATAAAAACGGGTATTGACTACAAGAACTATCAGGATGGCTTATTGGCATTGTATGGTAAGGTGGGACAGCCTGCGGTAATGTCTACTCCTTCTCCATTGAACCCTAATTATCAAGCGCCTCCTGTAATGGGGACACCATATAATTATTTCAATTTCTTGAATCCTTCTCAAGGAGCATCTGCAGTGCCTACTGCTGCACCATTCCAACCTGTGAATGTATCTAACTTAGCGAATCCTACATACAATCGTAATCAGCAAGGTAACTTTTTGGGATTCCCATTTTAATAAAAAGCAATGGCAGTATTTTATAAATATGTAGATCGGCAAGTCAGTGACCAAATCAATTGGGCTGATATTTCAAAGTCATTATCACAGACGTTTGACGCTGAGAGAGATGCTCGTGAGAAGAAGAAGTCTGAGATTGACCAAGCGACTCTTGAGTATGTTGAGAAGCTGCAGAGCCAACCGCAGACTGAGAGTAAAAGTCTTAATGACAGATTGGGTCAGTTCACTTCTGATGCATCAGCTATGTCAAAGACCATGCTTGATGATTTGAAAGCGGGTCGCATCAATCTAAGAGACTACAGCATTCGTACTCAGAACTTAAAGAGTGATACCAATGTGGCATTGGACTTGGTTCAAACTTATGGCAAGAGGTATTCTGAGGTGATGAAGGGTATTAAAGGTGGTGAGTTGTCTGCCGCACAAGAAAGTTTCATGGCTAGGTTTGAAGGATTTGCAAACCTTGCAAATAACAGATTATATGTAGACCCAACGTCAGGGCGAGTATATGCTGCTAATGAAGTGACTGACCCTAAGACAGGCATAAAAAAGATGGGTAACAATATTCAGAACGTCGCTGCCATGAAGCAGATGATGGAACAGGATATTCCTCGTATAAATGTAAACTCAGAACTTGATGCAAGAGCTAAAGCTCTTGGCGGATTTATTACTGAGGACATTGTGAAGGGGAAGTATTATAGCACAGCCCAAGGAATTAAATTTGAAGATGCTACAAAGCAAGAGGCTTATGATAAGTCTTTGAGAAATATTGCCAATGAACTTGTTGGAGGTGAAGGTAATCCTAGAGCTGTTAGCTTCTTTGTAGATAACATGAGAATTTCTCCTGCTACATACGATAAGAATGGCAAAGTAATTAAAGAAGGAGCGCCATATAAACTTGTTTACTCAGAAGCAGATAGGAAGAGTCCAAGTGACATTCTTATGAAAGAGGGGGCAAGTGGCGTTTATTTCCCTGAGCTTACTCAAGAGCAAATCAATGATGCTCAAAAGTACATTCAAGTGGAAATGCGTCAGAAGATTAAGAGCTCAACAGAAAGAGATATGATTAATCTTCCTGAGCCAAGAGCAAAGACTGATGCTGAGAGAGAAGCTGAAGGTAAAGAGAAAGAGAAGAAAGATAAGATAACCTATATCATGCAATTGGCATTCCCTACAAGTGTAACTGACCGTCAGACTGCGCTTGATTATATTAATGGTCTGCCTACAGCTGAAGGAGCTCCTACTGTCACGTATGACTTTACTCCAAGTGGTGACTTGCGTGCTACATATAACAACAATCCTAACAATACTAGGACATTTTCGATTAGGGATGGCATGACTAAAACTCAATGGGCTGCCATTACAAGTGGAATCCACGGAGTAACTGATGTTGGTAGGGTCTTGAGAGAGAATACATTCCCCACTTCTAAATCTGCAACAAAACCTAAAGTAGGTGAAGTTAAATCAGGGGTTACAAAAAATACGGGTGCTACTGTATTAAAGGAGAGATTGAAAAGCACTAATCCTGACCTAAATCAATTTGCGGGAAAAGGATTTATGGATAACGTCGACGAAGGAAGTGTTGCTGAGTTTATTAAAGGTGTTCTTGGTGATAGTGGATTTGAAGTAACAGGAACAGGAATTGGTAGTGATGCTATTACAATTACTCAAAATAAACAGATTGCTGAAGGAAAGAAATTAGTAAGGCCATCTAGGGAGTTTAATGTTGATAAGATTCGTACCAAAGAAGGATATGATGCTTTAATAAAAGAAGTTTCTGATTGGCTTAATCAAGAAGGTTCTGTTGATGAGGCAGCAGTTGTTAAATCTGAGCAAACTAGGAGTCGACAGGGTACTACAACACCTGCAGCTACACCATCAACTATAAATACATCAAACTATTAATTAATAATATGAACGAACAAGCGATTAAAGACTCGTATGAATTGTTTAAAAGCGGCGGGTATAGCAAGTCAATTGATGAGTTTAAATCTCTGATAGCTTCTAATCCTCAGGCTCTAAATGATTCGTATGAATTATTTAAAAGTGGTGGGTATAGCAAGGATTTTGATTCTTATAAAGCGCTAATGGGCTTAACTGCTCAACCTGCGCCTGCTCAACCTGATAAAAAAAAAGTCGCTACGGCATTACCCTCGGCAGCGTCTTCATCGGAATCTGTTTCGACTAGACCAACAGAGCCAACAATCGCTACGAGAAAGCCTCAGACTACATCGTTTGGTACTTATGGCGTATCGAAGCCTCAGCCATCTACTGCTGCCTTTACGAAGCCTGTAGCGCCTGAGCCTGAGTCAATCTTAGGGCCTGTTGAGAAAGACGTGTCTGTTAAAAGAGACATCTCTGTCAATCCAAAACCGCTGCCTGCTGTTGCTCCAAAGACAACTGAGGTATCTAACTACTTCGATAAGTCACTTGACATTATTAATGAGGACTTGATGAACTCTGAAGAGAGTATGGTCGTACCTAAGCTGAACTACACGTTCGGGCAGTATGGCTTCAAGTTCTCTGAGGCAGGGCCAATGTTTGATGAGGTGAAAGTAATTTCGCCAAATGGGAAAGAGGAAGTGTTCAGCCTTGACAATTGGTTCAGCAGCTCAAGCTCTGAGGAAGCTGCTCGATTCAAGAAATTCATTAGCGAAAATAAGCCAACAAGTAAATTGTTAGAGGCTCGTGAAGGTCAATATGCTAAGCCAATCCTTAGTGAGGAGCAGTCAAAAGAAAATATCCTCAAGATAAATGCCGACACTGAATCTTTGAGCAAAGATATTAGTGAGTACACTCGTTTAGAAAATGAGCTGAATGCTCGGTTGAAAAACATTGAGTCGTTAACTCCTGAGCAGAAGACTGCATTGTTGCAATCAACATCAGCTTTGGAATTAAAAAGATTGGAAGTAATTCGTAAAGGAGAAGACATTCAGTCTCGTACCAAAATGCTCAATCAGGAGCTTGGTAATTATTCTAAGATGAAAGCCGAACAAGGAACTCCGATTGGTGCGCTTTGGAACTCAGTATTTGTTAATGGTATTGGCAGTGCTGTTAGTGGCCTTCTTAGAACATTAGGTGCATCGCAATCATTTGGCAATCCTGCCATGGAAACTGCGATGAAAGCTGCAGTTAAGCGAGGTGATTTTAATAAGCCACGTGAACTTCTTCAAGCTACGATTGGCGCAGAGTCAACGAGCAAAGAGTACATTGAAGATGTTAAGCAGAAGTCTTTCTTGGGCGGAGCTGTTTTGGGAGTTGCAGAGTCATTGCCTGCTATGTTAGCAGGGCCTGCGTCATTGCCTGCGCTTATATCTCAAGGCGCTGATGTGGTATATCAAGAGATTGATAAGAATCCTGATGCTCAAGATATGCCCGAATGGAAAAAGGCATTGTTTGCAACTACAATTGGTGCGGTAGCAGGTTACTTAGAGAATTTGGGTTTCTCGAATGCTATTGGGCAGAAGGGATTGCTTAATGGTCTTGTTGCCAAGTTCTTCGCACGTGGAGCTACAAATGTAAGTGGCAAAGCATTCAATGAGTTTGTTGACCAAGAGGTAAAAAGCTTGATTGCTAAGGGCGTTCTTAGAACTACTGCGGGGGGATTGGCCGAAGCTGAGACAGGGGTTCTTCAGGAGATTTCTGACGTTGGCTTAAAGGAAGTGTTTAATGCCATTGAAGGTAATAAGACATTTGAAACGCCTGAGAGTGCGGGTCAATTTGCTTTGCAAGTTCTTGAGGCGGGAGCATCTGAGGCTGTTGGTGGTATTATCATGAACTCTGTCGGAGCTGTGAGCAAAGGATACCAAGAGAATAAGTTTGAGAATGTTCTTGATGAACAAGTTAATCTATTGCACCAAATCTCATCTGACCCTACGTTCATTGATTCCTATAAGTTGAAGATTAAGGAAGCTGTTGCCGAGGGCAAGATGACTACTGAAGAAGGGGAAAATCAAAAGGCTTCATTTGATAAGATGATTGGGCAGCTACGCTCAATCCCAAGTGACATTTCTCCTGCGGGACAGAAGGAGGCACTTCGTCTATTGAAGGAAAGAGATGCGCTACAAGCTAAGATTGATAGCTCAGACCCTGACTTAGTTACGAGAGAGAAAGCTCGCGTTGCCGAGATAAAAGAAAAGTTAAACAAAATATCTGAAGATTATGCCGTTCAAAAGCCAAGCACAGAGGAAAGCGTGTTACGCGATGAAGAGTCCCAAGTGGGATTGCAAGAAATGGGAGAAGGAAACGCCAAAGGGCAAGCCGCTCCCCAAGAAGATAAAGCCTATGTCACAGCGCAAGAAGTAAATGATAACGTAGCAAAGGCAAATCCTGATGCTAGTGTATTGTTAACTCCTGATGGCGATAACTTGAGCCTGACTGCTGTTTATATAGGCAAGGAGAATCGTGGCAAGGGCATAGGGACAAATGTCCTTAATACTGTAAAGTCAGAGGCTGATAGGGTAGGCAAAAAAATAGTTTTAGATGCCACAAATGAATTGGATTCTGAAACTGATTTAGAAAGATTAGGTAATTTTTACGAAAGGAATGGATTCAAAAGAGTTGGTGAAAACAAATTTGAATACGCCCCACAAGAAACTGTAGCCCAAGAAGAAGTAGCTGCCGAGCCGTTAGAGCAAAAGTCAAGTCGATTGCTTGATGCTATTGACACTGCACGTCAGGCAGGTACTGATGGCATTGATGCTTTGAACAGCGCTTTGGCAAACCTTAGAGGCATTGCATCTGAGCGAGTGAAGCAGATTGGTAATAGGATTGATGACTTACAACAGAAGGTTCGTGACTTAACCAAGTCATCTACTGTTCCTTCTGCTACTCTATCCGACTTAGCAGGAACGCAAGTAAACTACAATGGAGAGTCAGGTACATTGAATGTATCTGAGGGTGGTGCTGTTACATTTGAAACGCCCAATCAGATCATTGAGATTGAGAATGCTACGCCAACATCAATGGCATCAGACTTCAATATCGCTGCGCCCAAGCCTGCTATGGAGATTACTCCGACTACCGACCGATTCATTGACAACGACAATGTAGTCATCAATAATATTGAGTATGGCATTCAAGCTGATAACAATGGTAATGTTGTTGGCTTACAACTCAAGGACGGAAGCAATCAGGTATTGACCAACCCACAGCTTTTAGTTAAGGCAGAGGCCATCAGAAATACTGAGGGTAAAGTTGCTATTACAACTGAGACGACCATCACTCCTGAAGCTCAATCACAGATTGACGCACTTAATGGTCAGATTGATGCGCTTACAAATGAGCGTGGCAGAATTGAGCAAGCTACTGCTGAGCCTGTCACTGCTGAGGCTACGCCAACTGCAGCAGAGAAAAGATTTGCAGGGAATGTACTTGCTGCTACTCGTGTTGCAGCTGAAGATTTGGGCAAGTTGGTAGCAATACTAACCAAGGCAAATAAGAATGTAAAGGTTGTTACTGATAAGGCCAAGATGGTTGCCTTCCTTGTTAAGAAGGGCTTATCTCCTGAGCAGGCTAATCAAGTGAAGGGCGTTCGCGTTGGCGATACTGTTTACATCAACCCTGATTTGGCAACTGTTGACACACCTATCCACGAGTTTGCGCACATTTGGGGTGAGCTTTGCAAGAAACAGCGTCCTGAGTTGTGGAAGCGTGGGCTATCCTTAATTACCAAGTCAAACTACTACAAGGATTTGTTGGCGAAAATCAAGGCTGACCCTAATATGTCAAAGTTGTACCCTACTCCTGAGGCTATCAAGGAAGAGGCTTTGATTCAGGCTATTGGTGAGCGTGGTGCTGTCATCTTTGACGACAATAAGTTGCAGTTGTTGTGGAACAATTGGGTTGCTGCGTTTGATAACTTCGTGAAGAAGCTATTGGGACTTCCGATGACTGCCGACATCACGAAGATTAAGCTCAGCGAGTTCTTAGATATGGCTGCTACTGAGGTGTTGACAGGTAAAGGAACAGGTGTCGGTGGTGAGATGACCATTGAGAAGACCAAGGCTGCGAAGGACTTTGAGTTTCAAGTTGAGGCTTGGCATGGTAGCCCACATAGATTTGACAAGTTCTCATTATCAAAGATGGGAACAGGAGAGGGAGTTCAAGCATTTGGTTGGGGGTTGTATTTCACTGACCTAAAGAATATTGCAGAAGGTTATGCTAAAAACCTAAGCCAAACTACCTTTGATGGTAAGCCATTAGACGAGTTAGATTTTTTTGAAAACCTTTTAGGCTCATTAGATGCAGAATCTGATGAGTTTTACAATTTAGATAAAGGCACAATAACTAATCTTAAAAAATTTAAGGCGTACATTGATAATTCTGTTGAAAAATTGCAGCAAGATATCCTTAAGATAAATAAGGATAATGTTAAATATCAAAATTTAGCAGATAAATACAGTTATCAGGATGTAAGTAAGGATAAATTAAAAGCAGATATTGAAATACATAACCAATTTAAGCAAGTAGCCAATGCTTCTTTGGATAAAGAAGACATGGTTAATAAAGCTTTACCTACATTTAAAGCAAAAGCAGATGCTGCCCGTAAGATGATTATGGAAATAAATAAAGGTAAAAGCAACAGGGAAAATATACTGCAATCTATTCTTGATTATGATTACAGAAGAGCCAATAGTACGCTTAATTATTACAAATACATAAAAAACAACTTTGATAAGTTTAATCTTTCACGTAATCTTTACAATGTATCACTTCATGAAGGCAAGACTCCTGACCAATACACTTTCTTGGAATGGGATAATTCTGTAAGCAAAAAAATTAAAGATATTGTAAAAAATAAATTAACAGAAGAGCAGTACAAAGAAGGGTTTTATGATGTTATAAAATCACTTGATATTAGTGAGGAGAGATATATTAGAAACGGGGAAGATTTGTACAATGGTCTTGTGTTAGCATTGGGTTCGCAAGAGGCTGCATCAAAATTTCTTTTAGAAAACGGCATTGATGGCATCAAATATCCTGCTGAGTCAATCTCTCGTGGCGCTACATCAGACACAGCAAGAGGGTTTAACTATGTAGTGTTTGATGAGAATGCCGTTAAGATTCAGGAAGCTATTCAATTCCAAGCTCAGCAGTCAGCCAATGACCTCGCTAAGATTGTCAATGACGCTATCAAGGCTAAGCTAACAAAGACTCAGATTGTTGACATCTTGGTTAAGCGTGGTGGCTTAACAGCTACCGAGGCAAACCAAGTGTACAATGACGTTAAGGCTAAGAATCCTATCTCAATTGCAACAGCAGGCACAACTCCTGCCGCTACCACTACCACTGTAAAGCCGAAGAGTAAGTTCGTTGACAACATCGCCAATGCTATTGAGCAAATGGCAGGTGGTAATGTAACCCCTGAGGTGAAGGACGCTATCGTTAAAGAGATTAACACCGCTCGTCAAGCCATCAAGAAAGCTCTCATGTCTGAGATGGCATTGAAAAAGCAACTCGCTTCTATCGTAAAATCACTTGGTGTCTCAAACAAAATCACTGCGACACAGGCCAAGTCAATCATCACTGCATTCAGTAAAGTGAATGTGATGAGCGATTCATCTGTCAATAATTTTATCGACAAGGTGATGGACATCTTTGATAAGGTAAATGCCAAGACAGAAGCTGAGAATCGTTCCTCGCTTATCAGCAGTATTGCTGACCTTGCTAAGAAGGCTGCCCGTTCTGCCGTTACATCTACAGGTAAGTCACGTGCTAAATCATTGGATGCCGTAGGACAAAGCTTCTTCAGGCAAGTAAGCAAGATTGTAACGCTTGCCGCGAATAATGACATCAATGGCATGGCCGTTATCTCTAATGACTTGGCGAATGCTCAGAATGAAATCAATGATGCCGTTCAGAAGGAGCTTAATGGCGAGCAATTGACAGCTGCCGAATCTGACTTGTTGGATTTGGTATATGCGTTCGATGCATTCGGTGATATTCTTAACATGTCCGAACAAGAACTGCAAGCATTGCTTGATGATTTGAAAAATGCGAAGAGCACTTCCATCCAATCAATGAAAGCGTTCAGACATAAGCAGGCGTTGCAGAAGAAGGCCATCGTTGATGCCACTGATAACAAAGTGAAGCAACTAAACCCTGCTATGTTCAATGCTGATGGTTCTTTGAAAGGTGAAGAACAGCGCAAGCAGAATAGAAAAGCAATCCGCAATGAGCTGAATAAGGGTAAGGTATTCAAGGCTCTGAAGATGTACATCAATTCATTTAATCTGAAAGGTATCAATGGTCTTATCAGGACATTGGCAAATACCATACAGAATATTGAAACGATTTCTACCATCTTAGGCAAAGGCAAAGACAAGTTCTTCATCAAGAATATTTATGATAAGCTATTCGTAGCTGAAGAGAATCAGCGAAGAGGGTATCAGAAGAATATTAAATTGATGGAAACACTAGCAAAATCTGTTGGCTTCAAAAACTTTGATGCATTGGTTGATGCACTTACTACGGGTCGTCAATATGAGTTTGAAGTGAATGGACAAAAGTCTTTCTACGACAAGGATGAGTTGATTAGAATGTATGCGCTGAGTAAGAATAAAGAGCAGAGAGCTAAGTTGAAAAAGCAGGGGATTGATGACAACGCTTTGGCAGAAATCAAAACAATCTTAGGCCCTCAGCTAATTTCATTTGCTGACAAGGTTGTAGATTACTTATCGACTACCTATTATGACGAGACAAATTCAGTGTATGTTTCTGAGTACAACACAAGATTGCCGAGGATTGAAAATTACTTCCCTACAATTACTGAGAAGACTGATACTACCGCTGACATTCTATCAGGCGATTTGTCTCGAATCTTTATGGCAGATACTGCATCTGCACTTAAGCAGCGTGTTGACAAGAACTCTGACATTATCCTAAGCTTTGGGTTTATCAATGCATTGGAGGGTCACTTCCAACAGATTGAGCGATTCAAAGCATACGCCCCTACTGTACGTGAGATAAACTCTACTTTCTCTTCACCTGCATTCAGTGCATATTTGGATGAGACAGGAACTAAGAAGTTGTTTAAGTTCTTGGTAAGCAACGCCATCTCCCCTGATGCGGGTAATCCATTCCCAACAACGAAGAGTTCTATCTTTGATAAGTACGCAGGCTTTGCATTGGCATTCAAGCTTATTCAAATCCCTAAGCAGGCAATCTCTGCAGTCGCTGCATTTGAGGATTACCAATTCAGAAAAGGTAAGTACACTCCTGCGCTTGAGCTAATCATGTTCACTAAAGACCTAGCTGTAACGATTGCCACTTTACCTAAGCAGGTGAAGAAGGCGCGTGAAATCTCAGCGTCATTCAATGAGCGATATGAAGAGGGAATGAAGGGTAACATTGCTAGTACAACATCAGGCCGTGGTGGCCTTCGTTCTTTGAAGCAGCGTAGTGGTATCTTGAGTAAGCTATACCGAAGATTCAAGTCACTTGCATCATTGCCAACCACATTTGGGGATACGCTATCCGTGATGGGGTACATGGCCGTTTACAATAGGAATATTAAGAATGGAATGGATCCTGAACAGGCAGCCATTCTGTTTAACAACTACAACAAGACGCTTCAATCTCGTAATGCTGTTGATAGAACTGCCCTTCAGAACAATAAAGAACCTTTGTTGAAAGCGTTCACTATGTTCGGCAGTAGCGCATTTCTTCAGATGAATAAGGTGATGCAAAGCTCATCGGCAATCATCTCTAAGTCAGCTGAATACGTTAAGACAAGAGATGCATCTAAGTTACCAACTGTTAAGGAGTACCGAGCATTTATTCTTAACTTAGGAGTAGCGAATGCTCTGTTTGCTTGGGCATCTTATGCGTTCAAGATTATGCTTGGTGATGACGAGGATAGAGAGAAGGCGTATGATGAGATGTTGAAGGCTATGCTTGGCTTAAACTTGCTCTATCAATTGCCACTATTGGGTGATGCCATTGAGCTAGTAAACGCTGCAATTGATGGCGATGAATTATCTCTTAAAGGTACAGGTCTAAACCCATATACTACCATTGCCGTGAAAGCAATCAAGGGTATTAAGAATGATGACTACACTCAGGCTGCTAAGCCTATCTTGGAATTGGTTGCGGGTATGTCATTTGACCCATTCATTGGGTTGTACGAATACTTTGAGGGCTCTGAGCCAACTGAAGAGAGTTTGTATAAGGTATTTGGTATCTCTAAAACGTATCAGCCTGAGTCAAATGAACTTACTCAATCTGAAATTGAAGCCATGGAGGCTGAAGACAAGAAGGAGATGAAAGAGTTTGACCCATTCTTGTATGAGTCTATCTATGGTGAGCAAGAAAGGGAAGAGAAGAGGATTAAGGAAGAGCAGAAAGCGCTCGAAAAATTATATGGAGAAGAAGAAGAGGAGGATTAATAGCGAATGTATCGCAATCCCTTCTGCTTATCGAAGTAGCACATCATCTCAAGGTCGTTTGCAGCTCCTACACGGGGCTGCATTCCGCCGTACTTGACGATGCCTTCGAGCTCTTCTACTTTCCCATAGATGATGCCATCCTCACAGGCCCAAATCAACATGGGGTTTAGCCGCTTGGCCATAAGGTTCGCGACCTTCTTCACTGCAACAGGTAAAGGGTAGGCGTTTCGCATTGTGCGATTCCTACCCTTCACTTCAACGTATGCTAGTGGAATATTATTGTCGTCAACAATCTTAAAGTCAATGTCCATCGCACCTAGCTTGACAGCCTTGCCGCCGAAGACCTTGGTGTATAGTTCAATTGCTTTGAGTTCTCGCAGCCTGTCCTGCTCAGTCTCGAAAATCATCGTCGATATTTTTCAGTAAGTACCGCAGCTCCTCCATAAGTTCAAATACCTTTTCTTTAGCAACGTCTATCTCGTTATCGCAGACGTGCTCATAAATGCAAGTGACAATGTCATGCATATCTGAGGTAATGAAACCTATCTCTTTTGCTTTTGCGGCTCTACTCATAAGCTGAATCTGCGTGCCGTCTGTAACATCTTCTTTACAAAGAAATCTTTCTCATTATTTGGGACACTTGTCTCAATCTCTGTAAGAAGCTCTTCGTATTTTCGTCCGATTGCAACGATGGCTTTGTTCTTCTCTTTCCACAAAGATAACAGCTTAATTTCTTCCTGCAATAGGAGGATGGTATTTTTTAATTGCTTATTCTCAGCGTCTTCCATGTCCTGAATGGGAGTATGGAACGCAGTTGAAACAATCTCAAACTTTTTTCTGACATTCCTATCCATATTCATGTACGATTCAATCGCACTTAAATGGTATATGATTGTGGTATGGTCGTACCCCATCTTGTTTCCAATCTGCTTGAGCGTGTGACCGCATGAGCGAAGAATGAATGATGATATCATCTTGGCTTCAGATACCAATCGCTCTCTTGTCCGTCGAGTGATGTCTGCGCCAATGGTTGTCTTGCAGATAAATACCAATCTCTCGTATTGATAATCAATATCCTCTAAATACTTCAGTTCTAATTCCGTGTTCATTTAATTCTTTTATTCTAAATTCTTGTAACTTTGATAGCTTCCCATCGGGCCGTTTCACTTCGCAGAATAGCACGTCGCTATCCTTTGGTATGGCGAGCAGGTCAGGGATGCCATTCTTATTTGTTCTAATGAGCTTGATAACGTAGTAGCCCTGCGCCTCAAGCTCTTTGATTCTCTTTGATTGTATCTGTTGCTCAGTCATAGAAGTTCTTTTTAAAGTGGGCTAAGGTAAAGTCCTTCTTCTTTCTGACAGTCTTGTATATCTCGTGCTCAATGCCGTCCTTTGAGAATACCCAATAGACATTGTTCTCAAGGCGTTCCTTGGTGGTCATCCTATCTCTCGACTGCCAATAGCTTGTGGCACTGAAGTCAATGTTGTAGTACACCAATGCCTCGGCATTGCGCAAGGAGATTCCCTCTCGGCCGCTGACAATCTGAAGGGCGATAACCCGTTTGCCTGCGTCAAATTCAGTGAGGTCGTCCGTCATCTCATCGCCGAACACCGCCTTCAATGCCTTGAACTCTTCCTTGAATTTGTAGAAGATGCCGATGCGCTTGTCAGCGAAGTGCTCTTTAATGAACTGCGCCTTGGTGTCGTCGATAATCATTGAGTCACCGCTCTCGAACTTAATCGTACCCGAATACAATTGATGCATCTTCGACATCAGCTTGACGGGAGTGTCTGCCAAGATGGTATTCACTGCGCCCTCAATAACCAAGTCCTTCTTCAGCCTGTCAATCAGCTTGTATGTTGATGGCTTCATCTCTACCTCAAGCACGTGCTCCTCAATCTCTACATTGAAGCCTGCTTCTGACTGCGTGTAGTTGATAGTATAGGGAGACATCGCGTCAATGATGTCCTTCTTCCCATTGCTGTAGTCATTGATGAACATACCATTGATGCGCTTCTGTCCTACGTTGACGTAGTCGTGGCAGAACTTGTAGAAGTTAATGTACTTAGCGAACGGGTTGTTAGGGATGCCATACACTTGGTGGTACATCTGAGAGTACGACTCAGGCGTTGGCGTTCCTGACATAAGGATAACGTATGGTGCGTTGCGAGCGATAACATTCTTCACCGCAAGGGCTCGATTGCTTGGCTTAGCAAATGCTCCTAACGAGTGCGCCTCGTCAACAACAATAGCGTCCCACTTTTTATTATGCTCTACCAAATGCAACGACTCGTAGTTAATAACCGTTAAGTCAAAGCTTGGATTGAGTAATCGATAGTCATTGGTGATACTGCCCATGGCTTTCTTCTTGGTGATGAATAGCACGTTCTCAACGGGCAACTCATCTAAGATGCCCAAACTAGTGAGCGTCTTGCCTGTTCTTACCTCCATCGCTAGGTAGATGAACCGATGTATGTTCATGATAGCAACACCCTTGGCGATGATGTGCTGCTGATAATCTCTGAACTCGACTGAACTGTATTTCTTTCCCATCTCGTTTTCGTATAGCTGTTTGTAGTGTTCGTAACTCTTCTCAATTGAATCGTTAATTGATGCGGAGCTCCTGTATTTATTGGATACGACACCCTTATCGTCGGCTTTGGACGACGTTATAATCTTGCGCAGGGTGTCGCAGTACTCAACCATCATCTTGTTGGAGTACATCGGCCTGCGTTCGATGATAGTCATGGCTCGATTGTATGTCCTAGATGGATGAGGATATCTTTGATGAGCGTCAGCTTGTCGCCTGTGTATTCAAAGTCTTTGTCATTAACTCGAATGACTGTGTGATACTTGGATACCATCCCGCTTTGGCATAGCTCCTTTCTCTTATGTATTTTTACCGACCGTGTACTCATATAATACTTTTAATTCTTCCAATTTAATTTTCGCCACCTTTAAGCTGTCCTCAGCGTCGAGCATATCGTCACGTGTGTAACGCTTTTCTTTTTGACTTTTGTACTGCTTATAATACCAATACGAAATCTCTTTGAGATTCGCTTCACGATTGGCGACCGCCTTCTCTGCTTTCTTTATTTCCTCAATCATCTGACATTTCAGTTACCCAATCGGCAATTACTTCGTTGATGAGCTCCATCTCATATTGAGTGGGTTCATATTCTCTTTTGTTTACTTCGATTGCCGACTGTTCCCAACCGTCAGCACTATACTCCATAAGAATAAAGATGTCGTGGTCTTCGGCTTCTACCTTGACCCAATATTTTTTAGGGTTCATATCTCAGTGATTAAAGGTTTGTTGCAAAGGTGGCATTCAATGGTGCTTCCGTAGTGGTCAAACACAGGGTATTCGCATTCGCACATGGGGACTTTTTCATCTAGCAGGTCGATGATTTCACGCAGTTCAGCGCAGAACTCATACATCTCTTTGTCCTCGAAGTAATTAAGCACTCGTGTTATCTCATGTGTATCTACTTCTCCGCCAACCTCATGGCCAAATACGCCCATGCCTGCTTCCATTACCTCGGTAACAGTGCTGCGAGAGGTCATTACATTGAATGAGTTCATCATGGCAATATGCCTAATCGTTTCGTTCTTCATAGTTTGACATTAAAACTTTAAGATACACCGCAAAATCCAATGCCTCTTCATAAGCGTGTTGCATCCATTGTTTATTACTTAGGTTAGCCTTGTCAACTGTTGTGCCATATTTTTTAAATCCCATTGCTTCTCGCTCAACAAGGTCAGAGATAATCCTCCGATAGGTTTGACCCATTGGGTATTCATCTTTGAACTCCTGAATGATTTCACGGGCAGCACCTGCCTTGGCTAATCCTGTGTGTTCGAGCGTACCACCCTGTTCTTTGTACTCAGTGAACTCTTTAACCCACTTCGATACCTTGCTCTCGGCTATCGCTATCAGTTGCGCTTTGCTCGTATTCATTGTATTTATCTCTTATGTTTTGAATCATCATAGGATACGAAGCAATCACTGCGGGTGAGTCCTTTACTAAAGACTCGGTGATAGCGTCAATTGATTGGCTCATGTGCATCATCAGCTCCTCGTCACGTCCGTACAGGTCGGTGATGGTGTTGTTGATGTCAGCAATCATAGCCTGCTGTAATGTGTTGGCCATACTCTTAACTCGGTGTCTGTAGAATGGCGTACCTTTCAGGTCATCAATCGCTTCAATCAGTGCTTGCGATAAGATGTGCGTCCTGAAAATGGCTAGGTCGATTTGTTCTCTCGTCATAGTTCACAAATTTATAACACCTATTCTTTCGGTGCAAGTCTTTTTAAAATATTTATTGGCTCTCTGCCATTTGAGATAAGCGTTCTGTCTACGGACAATGCCGCTTCGCGCTCTGTCTTAAACAGCTGTCGGTACTGATGGCCGTTAACCATGACTGCCGCTTGGTAGTATAGCATGCCGTTGTTCTTTACGGGCATTACATTCTTGTACTGTGATTTAAATCCTGCTGACTTCATATAATTCAAATTTACTTTCCCACGGTTGAACATTCCCTATGCCTTTGTTTTGGTATCTGATAATACCGATGTAAGGGATTTTCACTTGGCAATCATACCGCTCAATCTCTCCTCTGTCTGCTTGGTCGGGATACCCGCAGAACTCATCCAAGAACTCAATCACTTTTTCAAGTGAGTCACTGACACACATGGGCTCATGCGTATCATCTGCGTCTATTGCTACATACATATCTTTCATTTATTACCTCCGTAAGTTTCTTGGTAGTATTGTTCTGCTGTTAAATCTGCATCGTCATCTAAATAATCATTTGCAAACTTTATTATCTGCTCCTTCTCCATTGCTTTGGCTTCTTTAATCAAATCAAATTGAATTGTACTCATTTGGCTAACCTCGTTTAATACCCTTTGCCAATCCTTAGATTTTTGCAAATGGCTAATCAACCACTCTACTGCTGTCTGTTTCATTTTCCAAAAGCTTCTTTATAGTATTGTTTAAATGTATAATAATTTTCTTCAGCAATGCCTTTGCCTTCAAATCTACCTGTTTGATGTGCTGCATCCCAAGTTTCTTCGTGTGCTTCTTTCTCCATTTCTTTGGCTTGCAAAACTATATTCCTAATCATATCCCATTTGTCCAAAGGAATAAAATCTATCTTTTGATTTAGTTGCTCAACAAACCATTCTACTGCTGTCTGTTTCATAGCTTTTCAATTTCTTGTTTTACTTCCTGCCAATAGAGAACTTTCATATTATCAATTAAGAGTCTACAATTTTGTTTTTCATAAAACTTGACTACTGTCAGTATCTCATCAACTGCAATTAATGCACATTGTTTAGCGAACTCTGCCATTGATACTCCTTTAGTAAAGTCTTTGCCTAATTGCTCGTACTTATTGTACAGCTCTACTGCTTTTTCTTTTGGTGTCATATTCATTTGCTTGAGTCTTCAACTACATCAATAATATTCCATACGAACAAAGTAAGTCCGCAGAAAATCCATACCCAATGGCGAAAGCCATAGTGAAGCGTAGGTTCATGAGCCCCACGTTGCCCATAATCACATCCATCCACGGTATAGACTTGATTTTTGTATGCTTCGATATTAACAGTCCCACCCTGACATTCCCAATCCCCGAATAAATCGGGGATTAATTCAGGAATGAATGATACTAAGAACACAATAGCAAAGCCTAATACAATTCTTACCTTTCTGTTCATGTCAATATGTTTTGCCGTGTAAGCGTGGACGACTTCGGTTGTAATTCAACTTGGCATTGATATGGAAGTTGATGTCAATCCCCAATCCGCCACTCATGTCAAGCAATCGAATGATAGCGTCAGCAATCTCATCCTCAAATGTGTCCTTGATGTTCTCCTTAAATGCAATGTTCTCGTCTGACTCATCGAACCCTGCCGTGGCAATGAACTTGTAGTCATCAAGCTTCGCATTCCTATCCTTGCGGTGTGCCTCAATGGCCTCACCCAATTCGCTAACAACTAACATAAGCATCTCACCTACGTTGCGCTCGCTATCCCAAAATCCCTTGGCTAAATTATCCAAGTAGATCATCTTGGCCGACTCCGTCAGCCCCGTTACAATTTGTTTCATATTTAAAATTTATTAAGTAATTACATTTCTCTCCATCAAACGGCGTGTCATCAAAGAACCGCATCATCTTTTTAATCGGCCCTTGAAACCGATAACAGTTGTGCCTGAATGGGCATCCAATCCCCAAGCACATAGTTAAATCATTTGTCATAGCTCCATCTCTGTTTGCTTATCAACCAATTTCTTCCATCGAATCCAACGGCCGAGGCTGTCACGCCCCTCGTCGGCAGGGATGCCGTACTTAAAGATGGCATACGACTGCAACCATTTGTAGAACTTAGTCCTGCTAATAGTCATCCTCGCTTTCGGGCCGTAGTCAGGGTACTCCTCAATGAATGAATTGTACAAGTCCATCTTGTAGATAATCCCCTCCATCGCTAGCTCCCTGTTCTGCTCCATCCCTTCAACCAATCCACACCACTCGATAAACTCATGGCATGTCTCAGCGCTCAGCTGTCTCACGTTCAAGTTAACGAACCTGCTCTTCACTAATCCCGTGTTCAAGTATCCCTGCAAGCAACCAATCATATAGTTGTCAAACTCACACCAATCGTCATCGTTCCAATCGCTGAATAACAACTTACCAAACTCATCAAGCGGAGTGAATGTCTTGCTGTAATACTGATGCAGCTCAAGCTCCCACTTACGGCGGGCGAATGAGTTACCGCTACCCCTGATGGCATAGTTCGTAGTGATGGCAATCTTCGGTGACTTGCTGAATGGTATCTTGATGGCATCCTTGTTCTTCTTCTCAAGCGTCAAGCCCTCCGTTACTACGCTGAACAAACGCTCGAAGTCAAAGTGTCTCTTCACGTCATCAAAGCAAAGTATCTGAGTGTCTGCTGATACGAGTTGATACGCAAAGCTACGCTCAAAAGCGAATGACTTACCGTCAATCACCACTAATTTTTTCATCTGCGACAAGGCGTTCATGAAGATACCCTTACCTGTACCACCCTCAGGGTTATCACTTATCACCTCGTCGTTTAAGATAACGGCAGGACAGAACGATAAGTTCTTGTGAGCGTGAAGCATGTACCCTATCGTGCTCTCCATTGAACGGACACGCTGCTCGTCATTACCGCAGATGTTCCATACAAAGCGTCGGTAGTCACACGCATCAGACCAACCACACATGGTAAAGTTGCGGTCAATCACGTGGTCTTTCCACACATACCCACCTAAGTCCAAGTAGTCAATCGGAATAATCTCAGATGCGGTAATCTTCACCGCACAATTGCGGTAATAAAGATAGGCCGCCTCCTTGCTGTCCTCGATGAAGTAGATGTCAACCGTTGACAACAGCGATAAGAACTCCTCCTTGAAGAATCTCGTTTGGTCAGCGAAGTAATTGTACACCGACATATCGCCGAGGTCAAGCAGGTAGTCAAGCACGTAGTCCTTTATCTCCTTCTCACTCGTGTGGTCAATCAAGTTGTTCGTCACCTTTACGAACACGTAGTTCTTACTACCCTCAGGGCAGTACTTGTAAAAGCCGTTGTCCTCTAAGAACTGTTTGAACAGTACGTGGACAATCTTAATCATACCCTTGTCGTTCTTCGACCAATACACCTGCTTGGCATTCTCTTCCTCAATTCGCTCAATCACCGACTCCGCTGTCTCGTGGTCTAACGCATTATCCATGAGCAATGACTTGACCTCAGCACGGGATGCGCCACGTCTCAGTTTCAGCCGAGCTTGATTTAAGCGCTCCTCGTCCTCGTAGTAACGCGTTCCATGCGAAGCGGTGTCTTGGTATGCCGAGTCAATCGTTCGTCCAATCTCGGTCAAATTAAAGCTTCCATCGGCGTAGCTACCCAACACGTAAGAGGCAAGGCTCTTGTTGACACCAAAGTCATTGAACGCACGGGCTAAGATGTAGCAGTTATGATTGCGCTGTCCTTCGACCATTGGGTACTTCTTCTCCCACCACTTGATAAGAATCTCAACAATCTTATTCTCGTCCGTGATAGGGATGGTAGGTCTGTCCCTGTACTTGCTCTTCTCTTGGTACTCAGTCTCGTCAATCTGTGTCCATACCGAAGCGGTAGGGTTAACGTAGATGAGCGGGTCATACGACTCGTAGCAAACACGTGATAAGTTCTTGCTCGTCTTGTCAAAGTACGGAGAGTTGAAGTGCTTCTCAAGTGAATTGAAATAGTTCACGTGGTTGTCAGCATCGGCAGGTACTTTAACCAATACCTTCAAGCCATTGCCCGATGGTGAAACGAAGACCGAGTAAACAAACTTGTTCTTCGATAGGCGCTCCTTCTCCTGAAGCATCTCCTTCTGCTTGGTGTATCCATCAAAGTCCAAACAGATTAGTCCGCTGTGCTCCATCAAAGAGGAGTCAGCACGTTTATTGAAAGTCCCGCTGAAACAAATGGCAGGTAACTGCTTCTTTAGTTCGTTGCGGTCTGTCTTATCCTTCTCATTGCGGATTCGTAATACCAAATCCTTTGACGTACCATTGCGGATACGGTCGAAGATAACTGTAACGTCCCTAAAGAACGGTGCATCAGTATCTTTTATGCTCTTGAATATCGTTACCATAATTAATTGTGTCGAGCTGTGTCGATTTTGATTCTTGAATGTCGATTTTTATGTCGATAAATTTTTGTAACTAACTGAGTATTAATATCAGTGTCGATAATGTCGTTTTTAAGTTCAAATTCTAGTGGGAAAAAATAATAAGAGTAATAAATAGTAGAGAGAGAGTAAGGGAAACCATAAAATTGACACACGACATGGGATAAAAAGAGGGTGCAAGCACCCTCTCCTAACAACCAATATGATTTGAGATTAAAATCCCAAGTCATCTTCTTGAACTGCCTTACGTGGACTCTCGTTGGTGGCATTACCTTTTGGCTCGTACTCGTCAAGCTCAAGGTAAGGGTTGCCACTACGGCCATACTTGGCATCAAGGTTAACCCATCCGTTCTTAGCATGCTTCTTCAAGAAAGCAATAGCATCTTCTACCTTGATAGAGATACGGCCAATAACAAATTCAGGTGCATCTTCACGACGCTTGAAGGAAAATCCTTCTGCAAAAATTCTCTCTTTGCTCATAATAAAAAAGTTTAAAGTGTTTCGTTAATGTAAAAATTTTCAATGTCCTCCGTTTTATTCGGGCCGAAGAACCGATTCCATACCTGAATGGCTTGTTCGACTTTCTCCTCACCCCGACGGATGAACTCATCTGTTGGCGTATAGACACCGAGCTGAGCTGTACCCTTGTCAATGACATAGAACACAAGAGGTTTGCCAAATAGCTGTTGGTAGATGTATGCCTGTGAGTCGTAGCCGTAGGCGTTGGCCGAGTGCCTGAACTTCTTGATGTCGCTCGTTGTCTTCAAGTCAATGATACTATCATGAGTTAATATGTCAGACTTGCCTTTGAATGGCATGCCCTTAATCGTCCCAATCATTGGCTCTTCAAACTTATTACCATCTCGGTACAGCTCATCGTAGAAGATGATGTTGCCCTTGATGGTGCTAACCAACATCTCAATGTGCTCCTTCTCAGACTTGAGCAAGGCTACCTCTAAGTAATTCTCAGCGAGGTAATCCTTGTACTTGTTGGTCAGGCGGGATGATGCGTCAACGAATGGCACATGCATCGCCTTCTCAGGCTCAAGGAGAAGTTGATGGAAGTAGCGACCCTCGGCGAAGTTCTTATTGTCATCTCTCGAAACCCCATACATCTTGGGGTTTGAGAGAAGAACGCCGATGTCAGAGTTCGACATGTACTGCTTGCCGACACCTGAGTAGTACTCGAAGTCATCACGTAACTTGGTGATTACCTCTTGGCTCATGACTCAACGGCTTGCTTGATGGCATCCTTAACCTCAGGAGTCATGCTGTACTTGCGCACCAACTGCTGACCAATCTTGGCTAGGCCGAGGCTCTTGTTAGCGGCGATGTATTTGAGAACCTTGTCCCAATTCTCGTCGCCGATGTTCAGCTCAATGTGAGCAGGAGCAGCTTTGGCTTCAGCCTTAGCGGTCTTGTCAGCGCTGTCCATCAAATCCTCTCCTGTCCACAAGGATAGACCTAAGCCATGCATGGCAATAGCTTTTGCTGTCGAGCGTTGGATGGTCTTGTTCACATCGAACGATGTCACCTTCTCTACGTCGATAGGATAGTTCTTGTGGTTCATGATTGGCAGATAGTCAATGTGCTCAATGCCACTGACAGTGATGCCGACTTTCACCCACGCTGTACGTCCATCGGAGAAGTAGTTCCAACCCGTAGCAGGATCTTCATACACACGACGGGTAGCGTCAGGGCAGTTAGACAATAGCTCAGCCCATGCATAAGCCCATGATAGGTAGTCGAGACCACCTTTCTTCTCAACTTTGTCACGAACATTCAGTCCGTATAGTGTTGAGAACACACTTGATTTGTTTGACATATAATTGAATTTAAATGTTTGTAGTCAGGACAGGAATCGAACCTGCTCTCTCCCATTTGGATGCCTACTCCACTTTCGCGTCTCGGACTTGGTGCGTCTACCAATACGCCA